TTTGTTAGCTTCCCGGTTTCCGTGTAACCGGCGTCGCCGTAATAGGCGGTAACGGCCCCCTCGTTGGTTACGTTGCACCGGCGACGCCCGCCAAAAGCGCCTATACTGTCAAAATCAGCGCCGGGATTTTTTCCGGCTGCGCCCGCCAGGCGGGTAAAAGTATTTGCGGCAAAATCCGCCTCTAAGCCGTAAATATCTGTGTCCGTGTAGCCGACGTAGCCTTCCAGGTCATCAATATGATTCCACAAATTTCCCGCAGCGTCTTCACTTAACTGGTCCTTCATCTGATCGTACCAAGCGAGGAAATCTGCTTTTTCGTTCTCAATCCACTGATCAAGAAAGTTTTGTTCTGTCCGCAGGTCGGCTTTCATTTGGTCAAACCAAGCAACGAAATCATTTTCTTCGTCTTCGATCCACTGGTCAACCTCATCTTTTCTCGCCGCAACAAACTGGTCTAATTCACTCTGCCATTGCCCCAGCAGGTCGTTCAAACTGATTGTTTGCAGCATAGCGGTAATGAATGGAGTTTCATTCGAACCAACCATATTAGTAATGTCCGCCTGTGTGATCATGGTGCTGCCTTTCTTTCTGTAAATATAACAAAACGGATACTGATGAACTTTATCTTCGTTCGTCAGTGTAGGACGAACTGGTTTACTGGATGGAACACCTTTTACGAATTTAATGCTGTTCTTACGAACCGATTCCATTGCATTTACTTCAAGTACAATGGCATCAATACGGTCCAAAAGCACCTCGGACTCCGGAGCTTCCAACGGAAGAATGGCGTCGTTTATCGTCCAAGTATGATTAAACCAAGCTTTACCGATTCCAACATTGACCGTGATTCCCGCAGCTGCTTTTACAATAAAAGCTGTGCCGATAGAAGCGAAAACGCCGTCGATAATCAAGCCGTCAAAAATGCTTGACATCTGTTCCGCGTTATACTTTCGGTCGCCGTTTAACGAGTTGTAAAACCCGTAAGTTACGCTCATGCAGATTGTCCCTCCTTTTCTGAAATTGACTTAAAGGTCGGATATATCAATAGTTCATCTTTGCTATTTGAGATAATCAGTTCTGAAATATACGCTGTTCCCTTGTTTCCGTATTCATTGGCGATTTGAACAATATCACCGATGAAGAAATCTTCTCCATACTTAAATAGCCTGGTGGCTTCAACTTCGCCTTCAAAAGCAGTCGTAGCAATATGACCGGCAAGATCTTTCGTGCCTCTGCTCTTGAGCTGCTCCGTATATTCCGCGTCCGATAATATTCTATCTTCCGTATCTGACGAAATATCTCGGGCATCCGTGAATAGTTCCCGCCGATTCAGCCCTGTACCCGAACCCACAATTGCAGTTTTCCGAGCAGAACCTTCGCCTTCTCCGGCCACTAGTGCAACCGTTTTCAAGTTTGCCTTAGAAGAGAAGTAGTTGCTATTGATGAGATTTTCAAATTTAGTAGAGAACACAACATACGGGTTTTCCGTCTGGCCATAGGAACGGTCTGCGCCGGCATAAAGACTGAACACAAACTGATTCTCTTCATTTAATAGAATTTTGAAACCGATGTTATTTTCCTCGCACAGTGACTTGATAACCGTGTACAGATCATCGCCGGTATACTGTGTGTTAATCGTCAACCCTGTAATCTTATTATCCGTAGAGGCTTGAAAGATAAAATTATCAATTTTTCGTTCTGATATAGAAGGGGAGATGATAGATTCATTAAGCATCGTATGAACGGCATTTTGAAGATTTCCTGTAAAAACTTTCTGTCCCCAGATAATGCGCCGTTCTAATATCGATTCCAGCGACCGTCCCGTAACAATCATGTGATTGCCTTCCTCCACATCGGAGTTAATTTTAATGTTTTCAATAATCATACAGTGCTCCGAATCCCGTAGCCACAAATAATAATCTTCTTTCAAGAATTCCAGCAGCTTGGAGTCAATAGTGAAGTAGATTTCGAAGTCTCCATACGCGTTATAGCGGTCTGTCCATATCATTGATTCGTAAGTATCTATGACGGCGACAGACTCGTAATCGGTGTTTAAAACCAGTATTTCCATGTCTTATACCCCTTCATAAATAACCTTATTTTCTATTCTGAACTGTAGATTAGTAATGCCACTCTCTGCGGTAAACGCAAAAATATTGTCGCCCTTTGATAAAATAAACCAGTCGGCGTTTTTATCCAGACAGTTCAGAATGTTGTAAGACACACCGCTTCGCACCAGAGTAATGCTCTTTTCCCCTTTCGAAGTATTGATGATAATATCGTCTTTGGCGATAATGCCTTGCCCCGTCAACGATTCTATCTTCGATGTATCGATCGCCATAACTTCTCTGGTTTCGGTATTATAAATGTTAATATTCGTCGCAGGTCCAATAGCGTGAATATAAATAGTAATGCCGATCTCCGCATCCCCGTGATAAGTAATAATTCCCTCTGCCTTATTCTGAATTTTACCGAAAACAATCAACGGCTCGCTCAAAGATTCGTTGGAGAACGGGAACTCAAACATCGGGTCAATGGAATACAAATCGGTTATGTTATTGCCATCTTCTCCTGCGGAATAAAAATAAGGATCTGGGCAGATAATCGAAATCTGCGTACTTTCTTGTGAGCTGAAAATATCCGGCTCGTTCGACTCCACATAACCTGTCGTTTTCACATACCGGTTATCAGTTTCAATAACGAGTTCCAGATTTTTCTTCAACGGAAAATACTTATACGATTTCTGCCGCAAATCCTCAATAGTTTCCTGATATACTGTGTTAATAAATACGATATAAAGAACAATATTCCGCTGGTTCAGCCGGGCTGAGTTAAATAAAGAGCCGTCATTGGTAGAGACTTCTGTCGTATTCACATTAGCCTTTGTAGGACCAAGACCACTTACAGACTTGATGAGGAAACCCGAAACTTCAGGCTTCCCCAGTTCAAACGTAATTCTATCACCCAAAAAATTAGTGACAGTAAATGATTTAATCATGCTTCCACCAATCCTTTCAACGTAGAGAACTGATTCTTCGTCTGACGATAGATTTCAATTCTCGACAAAGCTTTAGGTGAATAGTTATTCTGAGTAAACTGATAGGTGTTCCCAGCAGGCAGGCCTGCAACTCCATTTTGAATTTCACTGCCAGTGCTTTCACTCATGCTGGAACTAATATGAAGCGCATGACTTCGGCTGAGAATTGCAGACAGCCTGCCAGCGTTGGATTGTACTTCGGACAAATCCAATACCGGGCGAATCGTCGGTTGTACATCCATACTGCTGTCAACGGCATCCCGCGCCTTAGCTATGGCATCGTTCAGACCCTTTCGAGCCGAATCAGCCATCGAAGCGCCGGATTTGTATGCTTTGTCGGCATAGTTATCGATTTCATTCACAAATCCCTGACCGAAGAAGCCGCCGATTCTTCCACCAACTTTGGATGGCGAATTGATATCAAGCTCTCGCTCTGCCGCTCTTGCTGATGCTCTGGCCATAGCCGCCGCTCTTGCTTCTGCGCGATACGTGTATGACGAAATACCGTTCGCAACCCCCTCCACAAGGTACCTGCCGACGTTATAGAAATCGTTGTATTTATTGCGGATAGATGTCAATGCACCACTTATAATCCGTATAAATGCAGAACGGACATTGGTGTCGCCGGAACGAACACCCGAAGTAAAATTAGTCATCATTGCCTGACCAATAGCCGTAAAATGCTGCTGTTTTCCTCTGATAACTGTAAGAATCGCCTCCACAACAGAAGAGAAGGTAGACGTTAAAGTGCCTTTTTGTGCGTTTGCTGCGCTGACAAACGCGGCGATCATATTACTAGCCGTTGATTTTACTCTCGAAGTAGCATTGGTAAAAGCATTGATAAATCCATCCACACCAGTATTTCCGATATTGGTCAGATTTTGAGCAAATCGAGACATTCCACTCGTGTCGACATTCTTAATGCCATTTGCAAGATCTACCAGCTTACGAAATTCGGTGATAACTCTGGAAAGTTTCGCGGTATCTACTCTCGATATGCTGTCGTAGTAATTGGCAAAAGACTGACCAAAAGAAACCAGTTTCTGACCGAAACTCGCAATATCGTTATCGCCGGTAAACCAGCTTACAATTCCACCGCTATTCGGAAGGTTGTTTGATAATTCGACCAAAGCTTTCGCTGCATTTGCCGAGTTGACGACAACTTTCGCATCCAAACCCGTGACAGATAACGAATAGCTCTTCATTGCCCGTCCAAATGGAACTAGTTGTTCCCCGAACAAATCAAGGTCGTTACTTCCGGTAAAGAAATCTACTGCTCCTCCACTGTTGGGTACCGTATTAGCCAACTCTACCAGGGCTTTGCCCGCAGTAACAGAATTGACGATGACATCTGTCTGCAATCCCGTAACAGCAAGAGAGAATTCTTTCATCGCCCGACCAAACGGAACCAGTTGTTCCCCGAACATATCCATATCATTCTCTCCGGCAAAGAAGCCTGCAACGCCGCCGCTGTTTGGAATCGTTGTCGCCATTTCAGCCATCGCTTTTCCAGCCGTTGCTGCATTTGTAACTACAGCCGTATCCAAACCTGTTACCTCGGCGGCAAAAGCTTTCATTGCCCGGCCAAATGGAATCAACTGTTCCCCAAAAGCGTTCATGTCATTTTCGCCGGTAAAGAATCCGACAACACCCCCACTGTTCGGAAGAGTAGCGGCCATTTCAGCCAAAGTCTTACCGGCAATAGCAGCATTGGATACCGTTTCACCGTCGAGGCCGCTGACTTCAGCCGAGAAAGCTCTCATAGCAGAACCGAACGGCACTAATTCTTCAGCAAAGCCAGTTAGAGAAGAACCACCAGTAAACCACGAAGTCAATCCCTCGAGAATGTTAGCAGCAGTAAGAATCAGGATCGTTTCAGCCAGAGCTTTCACGCCATCCATCATCGAAGGGTCAATAGCTGCTGCGCCCTGCACGAATGGTTGAACGTTTGTCATAAAGCCCGACAAATCAGTGGCAATCTGTGGGAACTGACTTGACACGCCGCTCATAAATCCACCGACGATACCGCCGATAAATTTGCCGATTGCCGTACCAATCCCTTGCAACAAATTGCCGCCTTCATTGATAAGCCATTCAAGCCCCGGAATTTGTGCCAGCGCGCCGATTGCAGCAAGAACCAGAGCAAGTTCAGCAATAATAACACCCATACCCAGTACGCCAACCATAGCGCCAGGTACCAGAGAAGCAACTGCGGCCAATGCCATCATAATAGCAGATAGTAGGCCAATTCCTACAATGCCTTTCAGCAATACATCCGTGTCGATTCCGCTGAGCGCATCCACCACACCGGAAAAGAACGCCATAAGTACATCAATCGCGGCTTTAATCAGTCCAGGGAGATTTCGGGCAATTCCCTCCAGAACACCGATCAGGAACTGGAACAGAGAATCGACAATTTGAGGCGTGTACTGAACCAACGCCTCAAGGACGCCGGCAAGAAGCTTCAACGCCCCATCCGCAATGGTCGGCACGCACTCGACAAGAACGTCGACCAACGTTAGCACAAGTTCTTTAATTGCTTCTCCGATAGGCCCCACACTATTCGCGATAACTTCGCAGAAAGCGACGATTGCTTCACCGATCTTTGTAGCGATGGCAGGAATAAGTTCAGCAATTCCCGTGATAATAATGGTTAGTGATGCTACAACAGCAGTAGCTCCCGCCGTACCAGCCGCAGCGAGAGTTGAGAAACCAACAGCCATAGCAGAAAGGCCGACTCCAGCAGCCAACAATCCGGCGCCAATTCCAAGAACAGCCACACCAAATAAAGCGATAGCCCCACTAAGCACAAGAATGGTTGGCGCAAGTGGTGTAAGAACCGCACCAGCGACACCGATAACTGCAAAAGCACCAGCAAGAGCGATGAGACCTTTAGCAATAGCTTCCCAACTCATGGCACCAAGAATACTGAGAACTGGAGTAACCACAGCCAAAGCAGCGGCCGCCACAAGCATCGCAGCAGAACCGGCTAAGGTGCCGGTCATCGCATTAAGACCTATAGCCATAATGCCCATTGCACCGCCAAGAGAGACGAGCCCTTTAGCAATTTCTTCCCATGATTGGCCTCCCAGCTTATCAAGAACAGTGGCCATAATCGCCATTGCGGCAGAGACAGCGATAAGACCAGTTCCTATTCCTGGCATATTTTTGGGCATTAACTTAACGGCAACTGTGACTGCTAACAGCGCTCCGGCCATTCCAGTCAACCCTTTGACAAGCTCGCCCCAAGCCAAAGTTGCGAAATTGCTTACCGCAGAAGCAAATATCTTCATTGCCGCGCCTATTGCAATCAAAGCAACACCAGTAGAAATGACATGCTTCGCATTGCCTGTGAGTTTAGTGAACACCGCTACTTCCGCAAGGACAATGCCAATAGAAGTAAGCCCTCTGCCTATTTCGTCCCACTTCATCGTGGAAAAGTCATAACAGGCTGAAGCAAGAATCTTAATTGCCGCCGCCAATATCACAATCCCGGTTGCTGTGGTGATGGATTTCCCGCTGAATTTGGCGGTATTCATAAATAGAGATACTTCTGCCAGCAATATGCCTACGCCAACCAGACCTTTTGCAAGCTGCTCCCAGCTTAACTGCCCCAAATCTTCGCAAGAAGACGCCAGCACTTTAATCGCTGCGGCAAATATTACCATTTGAGTGGCGCCCTTAATAATAGTAGGCCCGCCTTTGCTCATAGTCTTAGCAGCAGCAATCATGACAGTAGTCAATCCCGCTACACCAGTCAAGCCAATGGCCAACTGTTTTGCGTCCAAATCGCCAATCTTCTTGAGTGCACTCGCCAGAATAAGGACAGCAGTAGCAATCGCCAGTATAGAAGTGGTAGTTTTAAGAACGCCAGTCAATTCACCGCTGATTCTCCCAAAGATAGCCATAGAAGCCATTAAGTCAGCGAATAAAACTGTAATAGCGCCAAGAGATGCTGTAAGTTTCTCGCTGTCGATAAGAGAAATTGCCACGATAGAGACAGCAAGTATCGCAATCGCAGAGGATATTTTCAAAAGCGTGCCTGCTTTCAACTGAGTCTGATAAGCTTCAAAACAGCCTCTTACACTGTCGAGAATACCAATAAAAGAATCCTTGATGCTCCCAATCGCATCGATCTGTTCTTTGAAAGAGGTCACAAATTTAGTAATACCAACTGCTATTGCACCGAAAGAAATCCCGTTAAGTAAATCGATGATACCACTGAAATTCGCTTCTCCGAGGTTTTGCGCCAAAGAACTTCCCAGCTTACCCAGAGCATCCAAAATACCACTGGCGATAGATTTGACAGCGTTCCATACCGCTTGAAGCAGCTGCAAGAACGGGCAATTTTCGAGAGCTTCACCCATTGCCTCAAAAGCAACAGTAACGACACTCTTCATACCGCTAGCGGCATCGCCCACTTGAGACATTCTGGTTTGCACTCTCTCTAAAAGAGAATGGAATAATTCGAATCCTGGGAAATCGATCTTATCCACAATGTTTTTAACCAAATCTTTAATACCTGTGGCAACTGTTTTAATAACACTAACAATCGTGCCAAGTACCTTATTAAAGATGTCGGTCTTTTTGATAAACTCGTTGAGCTTGACCAGCCACTCTCCGAAAGAGCCCGTTACGCTAAGAATACCGGAACCAAGCGTTCCGACACCGCCCATCAAAGAGCCAACGGCATTAAACACCGCAGACACTGCCTGATGAACGATATCTAATACCGCAAACAAACCTTTAAATGTATTTTTAAGATTTGTTGATGTAGTTTCGCTAAGGGTCATCCGCTCCGTTAAGTTCCGCAATCCTTCTGTAAAAGCGTATAACTGCTCCGAAGTTATCGGCGGGAAAATTTCACGAAATGCCTCTTTGATGGGGGTTATAACGCTCATCAACCCTTTGGCTGCATTCCAAAGAGCCTGAATTAGGTTTTCTCGGCCGGACGGTTTGAGAATCTTTTCTGTAAATTCATCCATAGAAACCGATCCGTCTTTAAGACCTGCATCCAGTTTCTGAATTTGCTCAACCATTTCAGAGGTATATCCGGCAGCTTTTAATTCTTCCTGCGACATACCGCTCATTTTGTCTTTTAGATTATGGACGGCTTCGGAAAGCGCATCGGAGGTTATGACGCCCTCTTTAAGTCCTTTTTTCAAAGCGTCTCCGAAGTTTTCAGAGTCAGCGACCATCTTATCAAAAGCGTCTCCGCTTTTTCGGGCCACTTCTTCGATTGCTTCGATGTACCCAGCTTCATCGGCAATTCCCTGATCCAGCAGCTGCTTCCATCCAGAACTCAATCCGCCGCTCAGCACTGCATTTCGTGCCTCGGCAGTTTTGCCGATGATACCTCCAATCGTGTTAGATACTTCAGTCAACAGTTCCTTCGCTTCCTCGAAGTCGCCAATCAGAATTTCCCAAGTCTGGGTCCAACCGGATTGCGCGCTTTCTTTCAGCGTATCCCACAGTTGTGTGAAGGTTTTAACTTTCGTTGCAGCATCTTCAGCTGTCTTTGCCATCTGTGCAATTTCTTTAGCTTGAGCCTCGGTGTAACCTTGCGCAATTAGGTCAGCTTCAGTGTACGCACCGGCAAACTGTTTCAAGGTTTCAGTAAGAACCTCTGTTGTGAGCCATCCGGTTTTCGTTAAAGATTCACGGAATGAACCGTACATATTAACTGCATTCTTCGCACCTGTGCCAAGAAGCTCAGAAGTACGAATCAAAGCGTCCTGGAATACTTTACCGCCCATACCGGCATTAACAACTGAGTTCCAGTCCATAAGTTGCACTTTTCCGGCCGCCAATGCCTGAGAAAGCTGGTACATTGCCGTAGAAGCCTGTTGAGATGTTGAACCGGAAACCGCAGCCAAGTTAGCGATACCTTTGATGGAATCCACCGATGTTTGAAGATCGATACCCGCAGCCGTAAATGTGCCAATGTTCCGAGTCATCTCGGTAAAATTGTATATCGTCTTATCAGCATAGGTATTTAATTCATCTAAAGCCCTGTTTACTTGCTGAAGATCCGTTCCAGCGTGTGATGTATTCGCTAAGATGGTCTGAACAGCCCCGATTTGGGTTTCATACTCGGCAAAACCGGTTTTAATCGGGTCAATGGTTAATGCAGAAATCATCTGCTTGCCCGTGTTGATTGCGGAGTTAGTTATGTTTGCGAGGGCGGTTACTGCCATGACTTCCAAAGCAGAGAATCTCATCCGAACCGATTCTACGGCGTTGCTGAGACCATTCATGTTGATTTTCTTGGAAGCATTGTCGATCTCTTCGAACCCTTTAGCCGCTCCGGACATGTTCAAACTACTTTTCAGCTTATCTAAAGTGGAAAGACTGGCCTGAACATTACTTTCGAACTTCTTGTTGTCAAACCGCATTTCTACGACTCTTTCGTCAATCGTAGTGCTCATAGCTTAGTAACCTCCTTCCATGCTTCTTTTGCAATTTTGTCAAAAATAGGCTGGATAGCAGGATTGATGTAGTCTCTCCCGCGTACCCAGCCGCCATTTCGAGTGCCATGGCCATACTGAAGAATGAGGGCAATGGGGACTCCATTTTGAATATTGGAATTGTAAAAGGTAATCGTTGCCGAACCTTTTCGGTTTTCAATCTTGTAATACCATGAATTTGCCGTCAAACCGGAATCGACTGGCGTAGCAGACGCAAGGGCGGCAACTCCCTCTCGGCCATACTTGTCAAGTTCTCCGATTCGAACGGCCTCCTTTGCCCTCTCCAAGAAGCGGGTCGTTTTGGAGAAGTCACCCTTTTGTCTGAACTTAATCATGTAAAACTCCTTTTACAAAAGTTGCAGGTCAGCCAGCGATATGACGAGAATAATAGCTACTGCCTTTTGGGGTAAAAGTATCTATCCATTTATGTAATACTTCTTTTTTGGAGATTTCATATCTTTACCCCCTCGTATTCAGTTGTTTTCGCCTTGCGGCATTGAGCGCAGCATTTCGTTTCATGATTTCACGCTTACTCATTCGTTTCGGTGAAGAACTTTTTACATTACATACTCGAATAAGAGTTAAAAGCTTATTCAAATGCCACTTTTGAAAATCTACCGGAATGTTGTAGGCAATCATCCAGTAATAAATAAGCTCCGAAGTAACTACTTCCCGACCATTCCGACCTTGACAATCATCAGCGAAACAAGTAGCTGTCATCGGAGCCTCAATGTATTCGTTGATTTGTTTGTAATTTTCAGCAGTTAGATGGTTATACACCTCTGGGTTCACATTCTGGGTAAGCGTCATGCATTTTACATAGTCCAGAATTTCTTCATCGGTTTTGTCCTGTTTTCCGAGAAAAGCTTTGCGCCATTTAGACTCCCATTTTGAAAGGGAAACCAGAGAATGCTCCAACTGCAATGTCTGCTCTTTTAATACTGTCGTGTAAAGAAATTCATTGGTAGCCTCGTTGAACTCCTCTCGCTCAACAGCAGGTATTGTAATTCGAAGCATAATCCGTCCCTCCAATTACATTCAGTTTTTTGCGGGCACAATCACAGGAGCAGCTTCTTTCTTTGCCGAATTGACCGACATAATCGCGTTCACAAACTCTGCCGCGGCTTTGTCGTCCGTAACAAGTTCCTCAAAGAGCACTTCATAAGCCGGAGTTTCCATAAAAGAACGGGAAATCTCCTCCGATTTCATAAATCGTTTACCATCTTCGCTCTTTTCGCCGTAAGCTTTAGTAATCAGATCCTCGAAAAAGTCCATAATCAGAGCACCGTTAAGATTGGCGGCAAGACTCTTGAGTTGAACATCATAACCGCCCTTAACGCTGGTCTGCATTTTCACAATTTCGGGTTTGGACAAGTTAAAGTAAAAATCCTCGGTTCTATCAACGCCATTCAGGTCAGTATAAGTGATCGTTTTCTTCAACATAATAATTTTCTCCTTTCAAAAGAAAAAAAGGAGTCGCCAGCTTTCCTGAATACGACTCCGCAAAAAACATTCAGATATTATTATCCAACAGAATCGCCCATAAGGGTTACAATCTCATCAGGAAGAGGAAGGCGAGGATCAACTCCGTCTTTGGCTTCCGGTGTGGTCGGATCTTTTCCGTAGAGAATTTCTTCCAGCGCAGCCAGTTTTTCAGCATCAACCTTGGTGGAGTCGATGACAACAGTGGCCGTAGGTTTAAATCCGGTAACATTGACCGGGGTAGTGCTGATCTCCCAGGATAAAGTAATCGCTTCCGGGCTGTCGTTGACAGTGGTATAACCTTTCTCAGAAGGGGCCGCCAGCGCGCCGTAAATCAGATGCAGCTTATAGCCGTGGTCATTGCTGTCCACATCATTGCCGACAATGGTTCGGTAACTAAGACCAAACACCTTACGAGCCTGCTGGCCAATAGCCACGCCGGTAGCAATAGAAGCAGAACCATCGCACTCCTCGAACTCGGGCGGATACGTATACGCTTCAATGGTCGCGCCGAATTCCTCAGCGGACATCAGGTTCAGATATTTGATGTTGTCGGCGTAAACCGGAGAAGCCTCCGCACCGGAAGGGCTTTCCGTAACAGCAGTCAGGCCATTCCATGCAACGCCCTTATTGTAAACGCCGCCAGTCTGCACAGGATAGAGAACACCACGGTCTACGCCGGTTTCATACAGACGCTCGCCGGTTTTATCCCAAACAAGTTTCATAGTTATGTTCCTCCTTAAAAATAGATAATAAACACGTAATGGTTTAAGTTATCGCTGGTATAATGCCGTTCAAATCGGCAGGTTGGCAGAGCAGCCACCTTGTCCACGAACACATTGTCCGGGTTTTTATCGATAACCGTAATCAAGTATTTTTTGAGTGATAGATAAACCCCGTCGTCTGCAAACGTGTTCTCGATATCTTCGAGAGCGTAAACGATGGCGGGGTAATTCATCTTGACTGACTCGGGAGGTTGGTAATACACATTTCGGCTTCCCAGAAGATCTTCCAGCAAAGCCTGTAGATCTAGTCTATTCGCCATTATATCCCCCTCCTATAGTCAGTATTAGTCTAGGGTACTGAACTTCGACACTTTCTATCTTCCATTTAGCACCCATAAACCCAACGTACTTCATCAAGTGAAAATTTTCGCGAGCAAATGGATCGGCCAAAATACTAATCTCATTCGAAACGTTGATGTTGTCGTTGAGTTTGTCGGCTGTCTGAAGTCTGCGGGTATTTCTGACAAGTTCGCCGAAATACATGCGCTCGGAGATACGGTCCTCCCATACGCCTGGGGTCGTTTCTTCAGTAACAGCATAGCCGATTGGTCCATAAAACTTCGCCATTTTGAATTTTCACCCCTTTAGTCAGCGGAATACTCCTTGGAATACAGAGTAGTCGCCGCAGAAGCAGACGCGGAAACAGCAGTCGCAAAGGTTACGGATACGCTGCCGCCAGACTCTTCCTTGAAGAACAGCGGCATGTAACACGTGCTGTTATAGCTGATGATTACGCCCTTCTTGCACAGATTGAGAAGGGTATCTTTATCAACTTTATTTGCTTTCGAACACTTGCTGTCCGTGTACAGGTAATTATCAGCCGTCTTACCATAGAGAATAACTTTTTTCACATACTTCTCTTCAGCGTCAGCGTAAACAACAGTCATGTTATTCATTGATTAGTCCTCCTTGCTATTTTTATGTTGTTGATTTTAACCGGCAGTGCTCAGCTCAAGAGCGATAGCGGAATAAGGCTTGATAAGGGCGCCGGAGCAGCGGGTCTCAATCAGATACTTCTGCTGGTTGTAGTCGATATCGAAATCGTCGAACATGTTCACAGCACCGCCGCGATCTGCGCCGACATTGTAATCCGCCAGATTAACGATAATGCCCATCAGAGCGCCGCCGTTCTTGCCGTTTACACCCTCCATAACCGGAACGGTCACAATCTCCTTAACGCGGAGCTTCTTTGCAAGCTGAGCGACATCAGTGTAGAGATCGCGGCCGGTGGTATCAGTCAGAAGCAGGCAGTCGGTAAGAATGTCTTCAGTGGTGTACAGAGTAGGCTGACCAGAACCCTTATAGTTCTTGCGGGCCTTGATAGCAGTGCGAATAAACTCGCGAGCCTTGTCGTCCTCGGTAGCGGAAGACTGAACGCTGACGGTAGCCTGAATGGTATACAGCTCCTCGTCCTTGAGAATGGGACGGATGTTCTGCTCATTGATCTTATCATCGCTGGAAGCAAGACGACCGTCGCCAATCAGATAAGCGCAGGCCAGCTCCTCGTCCAGCATCATGCGCATTTCAGACTTCAGCCATGCCACAACGTCGAAATCAGTGATGTCGACAACATCGTCACGATCCATCTTCTGCTTCTTGTAAACGGTAGTCGGAGTAGTGGTGCGCTTCAAAAGGCCAAAGACCTCTTCCTTCTTCAGCTTGCCCTTGAAATACCCCTTTGCGCGGGCGTCGTCCTCAGTGATATCGGCAAAGATGGACTTAATGCGGGAGAATGGAGTATGATGCACACCGCTCATAACCTTCTTTACCCATCCGGTATCACGCTGAATAAATTCGGGGGTGTTGGCCAAAGTCTGGGCGTCAGGGAACAGATAGTCCACATTGTCGATGCCATGGGCAAGCACGCTGTCCTTCAAGCTGCCGTAGCGCTTGATATCGCCAAAGATCGTGGAAATCTCTTCGCTGGATACCTCAGACCCATCGGAATGAACGAGAACATTCTCCTTCTGACGGTCATCCTTATCAAACACGTTATGTTTCATAGTATTAGTTCCTCCTTTAGAATCGTCATCGTTATTGTCTTCAGACTCGGGGTCAGATTCACCCTGGTCGTCCATAGCCTGACCGATCATAGCGTACATAACTTTTTTCTGCTCTTCGGTCATGCTGTTGATTACATCGGCGACAGTTTTCTCCTCATCAGAATCGCTCTTCTTCTCGGGGTCGTCCTTCTTTTCAGGAGTTTCTTTCTTTTCACCGTCGTCTGCCTTGTCTTCCTGCTTATCAGCATCGGAATGCGACAGATAGAGCGGCATACCTGTATAGATGATCGCTTCGTCATCCGAGTCTTCGCCGTGCTTGAGCATAGAATCGATAAAAGCGCCAGGATTTGCACCGGCATGGACCAGACTTACTTCACGAATCTCTCCATGAAGAACGTCGCACCCTCTCTGCTGAAGCTGATTGGCGTAGATAGACAACGCACAAATGTCCCCATGCTTAACAAGAATCTTTCCAATCTCGCCGGATTCGGAATCGTTGAAAAAGCCGTAGGTATAAACACCTTCCGGACGATTTTCCAGCCATGCATGACCAAGCACATTGCGTGGGTCATTGTGCTGATGATTCCATACGAGAGGAACTTTGATTCCATCGTCATGTTTGAACGCGTCTCTACGAATCACTCTTCCGTCAGAGCATTTAAGATCGTTTCTGGTTGCCCATCCGCTGAAATCGCAGGCTTCAGGTTGAAATGCTCTTTCCATTTTGAATTTCCTCCTTGTTTCGTTTTTGTTTTAGAGACCCTACTCTCGAAACTACTCTGTTTCCACATTTTCGTCTTCGACAGGCGGATTGGTTTCCGGCTCTGACTTGCTCGGGGCGCTGAGGTTTTTGTTCCTAAGCTCGTCCGCTCTCGGGTCATCCGAAGGCTTCATGCCGATAACCTGCCGAATTTCATTCGATGTCATAATTTCGTTTCGAGTGAACTTATCAGCAATTTCAGCGATATCGTTGACAGGAACTAGTTTAAACGGGTCTCTAAAGAACGAAATCGACTGGGATTGTGATCGGGCGGTTTTTGTTAGAAACTTTCGTTTCATTTCGTCAACAATAGCTGAAATAATAGGCTCAATCGTTCGGTTATTGTAGTTCAGCATCGTTTTCTCATCCGCCGTACCGTCCAATATGCTTTGAGTGATACCTAACTGGCTGTACAGCATACTCGTTAAATATTCAATCTGCGACATAAGGTTGTTGTTGACGGAACGATTCAACTGCGTAATACGCTCGGTACCGTCGGCATAAGCAATACCGTATTTAGTACCGGACAACTGAGCTTCAATATCTTTTCGCCTGTTTTCGGCCTGTTGGCGCCTTGTTTCCGTCCTGATGACATAGGGCAACTGGATAATTAAATCTAATTTTCCAGAACCGCTCTGTTCATCGATGACGTCAAGTAGGTTAAGTTTTCGAATAAGCCGCTGCATAGTAGAATTGGGCTCATTCACGACTGCGTACAGAGGATTTTCAACAATCGCTACTGTGCTCTTTGGTACCAGTATGTTTTCTTTTGTCCCGGTCCGCTCGTTATAGAGGCGAACCCTAACATGCTGTGGGTACCAATCTAAAATTTTACCGACTCGCATGGTTTGAATGTCATACGAACCGGTAACGGAAGGATCATAAGTTGTATCAACGGGCACAATCGCCACGCAGCCTTCATCAAGCATAGACACGACAATATCCTGAATAAAGGCTCTGGCGGTTTGGTCGATATTTGCTTCTACGGTAAGGCAGGTGTTCAAACCATCCTGAATAACGAATAAGAAGCGTCCATTTTCGTCCAGACGAATATGCTGCACATTTAACGCCGCAACATCCAAAGCAATCCGGTTATACACAGAAGTGATAATGGATCGCTCGTTGCCTCTGGTAAGACGTATACGGTCGGGTCTGGACGAATAGCCAGGTCCAACATCCTGATAGGTTGTATAATCAGTTCCCGTAAATGCGTTCCAAGCATGTTTCAGTCTGGAACCAAAAGACATTCCCATTTGAATCATCACCTCCTTTTTAGTCGAACACATCACGATTGAGCTTATATGCGATATATGCATCCATCATCGCAGCAACAGCATCAATCTTTTGCTCGTATCGTTTCTTGAGCAATTTTCGATTTCCGTTGGTATCCTCAATGGTAATGCAGTTACCCATAGCAAAAGTCATGAGTTCCTCATCGAAGAGAAGCATCCTTTCTTCGGAAAGCTTCTTTAATTCCCCAAGAGGAACCGATTCCGTTTTGGCGCCCTGAATAACTTTTTCAATGCCAAACGGACCATTTTCCTGTTCCCATCTGGCGACAAATTCTTTGGCGTTATACGGATCAAAACCAAGACAGCGAACGTCATAGCCGCACTCTGAAATATGATTGTCGAGGTCTTCGTAAACATCCATCATATCGAGCACAGCGCCCTCTAAAACAATTAAACTGCCTTCGGCCATGAACTGATCGTATTTGATCCTCATAGCTGCGGGCAGTTTCATCAATGTCATAGAAGTTATGTAATTTCGTGTCTTGATGCCAAAGGAACCGTTTGACAACGGGAACAAAAACGTGAAAGCGCAAAAGTCATCGCCCTGCGATAAATCTGCACCGAGAGAACATGGCATTTGCCAGTAGTCTCTCTTTCGGTGAGGAAGCGTTTCTTCATAAGTAAAGTAATAGGTATATCCCTCCATGGGTAATCCAAAACGCTTTGCGAGAATATCGTTTCGTGCGGCAGGAGCTTTCTCAGCTCTTTCCACGTCCAATTGGTAAGTTTCGTAACTCACGGTTTTTCCAAGATTCGGATTGGCCTTAAGCCACATTTCCGGATCTCCGACTTCGTCAATCGAATCGAGTTTGTACCACCATATGGATACATGCGGATTGATGTAATCTCCTTTGAGGATGTCCATCAACTCCATTTTGATTGTATCGCCGCTTCCGTTACGGACTGTACCTTCGGAACTGATTGCTACAATGATATAGTCGTTTACTTTTGAAGCGCCCTGTTCAATTGCGCCGATAACATCCTCTCGAATGTCGCCGGAAAGCCATTCGTCAACCGTTGCCACCTTAATCTGCAAGCCCTGGAGCTTGGCGATGCTCATTGGCCGAACTTCAAGAAGAGAACCGGTAAGAAAATTCTCCACGCCTTTCTTGGTCGATGCCAATTTGGTGCGATTTGCTTTTGAACCTGTGGTGTTCTGTAAAGAACCCTCCGTCAGAAACTGGAACAACGGTCCGCGAGAACGCGTTATTGCAGTACGCAAAGGAGACATAACTTCTTCCGCCTGCTTCATGGTCGGCGCCGTAGTGATTTGATGCGTTGTGGAAGTGTCAACATTGAGAAAATATCCCTGTAGCGTAGAAGCGTACATTGATTTTGCAGCGCCTCTGGCCACGATAAGATACTGTTTATTGATAAGACGCTTCTTAACATTCTTCCGAATGTAGTGTCCGCCGTGGCCGTCTGGATTTGGCTGGTATACGCTTCGTTCGACAAAGTAATACCATCCGAAAATCTGTTCGCCCCATAGTTTGAATGTATCCAGCAAAGAAAGATCGGACCCATCAGTAAGAGTCAGCTCCGCTTCGCAATAGGCAATCCATCCCTCAACCGCCTGGTCGTCATAGTAAACGCCGGGGTTGGCAATAAGGTCGTCGATGCGATTCATTTCCATGGAGATTTCTTTGTTTACCGGGATTTCCCCTCGAAGAACGGCATCACGAAACATGCCGTAATATTTGGGGACGGCAGTGTTTGATAATGCCATAAGTCATTCATCCTTTCAGCTCTTTTATCGCCAAAGCTATGGAAAGAGCGGAGCTGCCTACGGCAAGAGTTGTACCAGCAATTTCAAGTGTATTTCTAACAAAATTTCTTCCGTTAGAAATTTTCGCACTTTCAGTTTTACCAAACATATCATTGTATTGACGTTCTAACTGTTCTCGGCTAATAGCTTGCCGAAGTTCGCTATCAGTCATTTTACTTAGATCCATCCTCTTTTTCACTGGCTTTGGTGAGGAATCTTTCTCTATATTTGAAGCTTCTTTTACAAGAGAAGAACCGGCATCGATAAGTCTTTTTCCGCGTTCCAGATCTTCTTTGACCCAACGTTTTGGATCTGGTTTATCAACATTGATTCTATTTTCTTTCTTTTTGGCATTGTTTTCTCGAATGTCTCGATCACGCCTTTTTTGACCGGCAGGTGTTAAAGAGCCATCTTTGTTTTGATAGCGTCGAACTCCCCATTTCATTCCTTTGATACCATGATGAGAAAGCGAAGCATTATCCATTTTGAATTTCTCCTTTCTCTGCTGGTTTCGGATCGACAGAAACATTGATCCTCCACTCAAGCTCGCTTATCTGTCTGTTGATAGACTCGATAACTGCTGAACTAAGCGGAGGATCAAAAGCCAACCGAACCTTTAGATAAATGTAGGTTTTAACAAACTCAAGACGGAAATCATCTTGCAGAAATTCAGACCATTCGGCACTGTCATCTTCGATACGGAATCCCTCAGCAGGACCGACACCAAGTTGGGTAAGAACAGAAAATACCGAATTGATATGCATGATGATATCCTGGTCAAAGTGCTCGTATTCTTCTGTAATTCCGAGCAGTTTTTTAATCGATGTCAGTATGCTGTCCATATCGAATTACCTCACTCTCTAACGGCAATGAATTTCTTCATGCAAAAGCCTTCGATACCGGCAACTGTACAGACCGCATACCAATCATCATTGGAATTCGCCATGTCGATTTTCAGCTCATCGAGAGCCTTTGCTTCCGCGATTACATTTGAATCGGCAGAAGCTTTTTCTCGGATATTCAGCGACAGACAATTAACCACTACGCCAATAAGACCGTCGCAGATATCGCTGCCATCTCCGGAAACTCCGTCGGGGTTTTCCATATCGACATCTTCATACATCGTGCTCATAAAATGTACTCCTTTCAATTTTTTCGCCAAGGGCAAGTATCATTGCGGCTCCTTTGAACCGGTTTTAAGATAAGGATACTTTCGTCTCCGTAGTGAATAGCGTTATGTGTTTTTAGCTGCGTGCATATCACATTTTCCAAATCAAAGACGCAAGGATTTCGATTTACGATATCCTCATAAGTAATCGGATTGATGTGGTGTATCAGTACCAGTCCAAATATTTCATGGCCGACAATTCCCAAGTCGCACCCATTATCCCGAATGATAACGTCGTCTCTAAAACTCAGCCATTCGCCGGAATGATAAAATTCTTGATTAAGCCATCTTTGGAAACCGAAAGTAGCTTTGCCGATTTTCCCATCCAACTTCAAATAACGGAATCGTTCCTCAAAGGTCGGAAGAGATATCAGTTCCGAATAAGTTCTAACACTCATCTTCATCGCCCCCGACACCAGAATAATGACGCATAGCGTTAAGAGCATTGGTATAGAGTTCTTCGACACGTTTTGCGGATTGAAGGTTTTGTGTTTTAGCCTCGATAAGCTCTTTCTGCTTCTCAAGAATTTCTTTTTCTATCTTTTCCTTAGTCGAACCAAGTTTCAGATAATGTGTAATAACCTGAGAAGAAGCAGTTCCTTCTCTTAACTGCTTTTCAGCAAGATCAACAGCCAAAGAAACCAACTGATTTTCTCTAGCCTCCGGAGATAAAGCCGGTCTCATCTTTCTTGATGACTCAGAAGAGCTTGCAGCTTTACCTTTTGGCATCCTTACTGCCTCCTCTCTGTTTGTTGCTATGTACTATTTGCTTTGCAAGTACCTGTTTCGCATAGGTTTTGATACAGTATTTGAGAGAACTTACAGAGCTGGCTTCCATCAATCACCGAAAGGAGAAAAACATGAAAGGAAGAAGGAGGAGCACATGAAGAAAAGCTGCCACCAACCCTGTAAGCTCGCCCAAATACTGCATCATTTCCTAAAAGCGAACCCTTAAAATAACCCCCGGGGATTTTTTAAAGACCGCCGCGATGTGGGAGGGGGTGGATTTTTTTCGACACCCCCCTATACCCACAAAGCAACAGTATAGCCATACCATCTAGTGAGAAAACAACTTAAAACCCCAACTTAGAAAATAAGAATCAACAGCAAAATAAAAACGACAAGACGAGCGATGGTATCTATCCATAGTCCAATCAAGTCGTTGCTGAAGTTCTTCTTACTTTCTTGTAAATGTTCATGAAGTCATGCTTAATAATCTCATCAATTGCTCTTTCAATCTCTTGATCGTTTTCTTCATCTGAAAATTGGTCAGATGTTTTGGCGATTCGAGCAAGGTAAGAGCAAGTATTGTAACCTTTTCCTACATCGAACAAGAACCAATCGGAGAACCGTTCAAACGGATCGTAAGGATTGTCAAATGTAGTAAGAGCACATGAACCATTCATACTAGGTCACTCCTTTCATTTCAGATAGTTCGACACAGTGCTCGTAGAAATTCCCAAAGCTTCAGCAATTTCAGAGGTGCTATAACCAGAAGCATTCATAGATGCAATCTTTTGCATCTTAGCGGTACTCAAAGTAGTAGACGCTCTAGGTGTAGCGCGCTGCCTGAGCACATCTATGTCGGCATTATCTATAATTTGACGGAGCCTGTTTTCACTGATAGCACCTGCCTGAATTGCTTCCCACTCTCGGTCTGTTATTTTGATGGTTTCTTTCTTTGCGCCCACCATAGACCGGGCCTGGGTAAGAGCTTGTTGACTGGCTTTCTTGATTTCGCCGCTTGTCATGCCAGGATTGTCCTGTTTCTTGGCGGCTACTACCGCATTAGCTATAGTCTGAGCCTGCCTCTCCCTGGGGGCGTTCTTTAATGCAACATTAAGCTTGGCGGTCAATGAATCGACCTCGGCCTGGTAGGTCTCTTTAGCAGAAGCAGAATATGGGACCTTACCCGTAGATAACATTTCCAGACGCGCCTGATTTGCCAGGGCCTTCATTTTATTGGCATAGTTCGCATAGGCCCTCTCAATTGGGGAATCCACATCAGATACAAGTGTGTAGGCGTCTTTTGTTTCAGCCATCTTGGTACTGGGTTGTGTTCTAACCTTAGTCCTACCAGTCCTTTTATCCACATAAACGGGATCATCAACTGGTTTCCACACAAGTTCTCCGGTCTTTTCATCAATCTTGGGGCTTCCTTGTCTTTTTACCACCGATACCTCCGATTTTGCACGGGAAATAAGGGTAGAAGCACCCTCGTGATAACGACCGTTTTCCACAGTACCCTGATATTTCTTCTTCAAAGAACTGATGCCGTTGTCGATTTCACTCTGCTTGTAATCAAGCTTGTGTTTTTCAGCATCGATAACCACCATCGAATGCCGAACTGCTCTTGCGAGCTCTTCTCTGGTGGCACCTTTAATGGTCATATCCGTAATCAGATTAGAGATAACGCCCATTTCTTTCTGAGTGTCCCGCATTTGCTTAAAGGTTCCTTCCTTCTTTCCGCCATATTCAAGCTTGGGGTCGAAATCTTTGATTAGCTGCGGGGTAGAAGTAATCTTAACCTTGCTTCTTCCTGAATTACACGGAATAACCATAACGGTATCGCCGTCAAAATCGGCTCCGGAAAGGCGCTCCGCAACCTTGCTGTTGATACCGATGGCATCTTTCGGAGTATTGCCAAGAACCCTTCGCGCCTCCGCCTGTTTATTGTTGACGGTGAGGATCGGGATTTCAAAGGTTCCGCCATGTGGGTAACGAACCAAAGCTACGGTTTCGCCATTCTTATAGTTCGGCGCATAGACCTCGTTATCTTTCATCGAAGTAATCGGCAGGATAACTTGATACTTCTGGCGGGGTAGGGAGGCTGCTTGCAAATGGACAGCATCATAATCACAGCTGTCGGCGAAAGAACTGAGCAGCGATTTCTTGACGGTAGGGTTGGTCAGAGAACAAATCTCATCAAACTCGGCCATCTTATCGCTTATCGCAAGATTAAGCTGCTTATCTACCAAATACTTTGGCTGTTTAGAAAGAAACTGTGAAGGAAGCTTATCAGCCCATTCGCCCCAATCGCCTTCTTCGGCTCTTTTATTGATAAGAGAAAGGGACTGCTTCTTTCCTGTCACCGGGTCAGTGTACTTTCCATTTGGGTCGTCATAATAACTCTGACCTCCATGCTCCTTAATCGCCGAGCCAAACGGATTATCCGGGTCATCCTTAATTTTCTTAAGAACATCTTGCATCGGCGTTCCTTTCTTTTTATTGGTGTTGAACACAACATCAACGCCATCGGGTAGATCATCAGAATAAACGGCCATTCCTTTAAGATAGTGTGTTCCATCCACAAGAATGCGAACCTGTGCATAATGGGCATCTCCAAGAGAAAGATCATCTACCCCTCTTCGAAGCTCGATAACACCATCTTTTTGAATTCCACCATCTTCCGCATAACGAATCTGAAGTCGCTTGGAATTCATACTGGACGGATATTCAAACGCTTTTTTGAAAGACTCGCCCTCATCATAAGAGATATAGTCCCTCACAGAATGAACATTTTCAAAGTTGTAAATCTCTTTGTGTTCTGTTCCAGGAGGGCAGATAACTTTAATGTTGGTCTGCTTTCCAGGATTCGTAACCTGCGGAACACCGCCTCCATATATCGGATAGCCTTCCATCTCCAAAATATAAAGAGCCTGGTTTAGCTTTTCTTTAGAGATGCCCAGTTCCCGCTCAACGCCGGTTCCAACATCTATCATTCCTTTTTCAGCAATCTGCTTTTTCAGGAATTCGGCCGTGGTTTTAGCCTGATTCATACGGGCTTCGGACGATTCGTTGAGCAAAGAACGGACGGAAGAATCATTAGCGAATCCCATTTTCTCCGCGATTTCGTTCAGACTGTAACCTTTTTCCCGAAGCGCCTTAGCAGTCGAAACGTCGGCAGATCTTCTTTCATCTTTCGCCAAGCTCATCTGTGTCCTGAACTGCGTTGTGCTCAGGCCCATAGATTTGGCGATGGCTACTTCACCGGTGTAGGTTTTTCCGTCTTTATCTGTGAAAGTAAATCCAGATTTCTTCATCTCTTCCACTCGCGACAGAAAATCCCCGCTATGCTGGTAAGGGTTATCTCCAGAACCCCAGGGATAACGACCGGAACGTCTTGGCATTCCGTAGTGCATCAGCATTTCCTCCACAAAGGAATTCATGGCTTAACCCTCCTGTTCTTTGATTTTTCGAATCACCTTGTCAAAAGTGATGATTTTGTCCATAATCGGAACGATGTCTTCCGCTGTCGGTTCATCGTACAGAATTTCATTGTTTTGGTACAAACGAAGTTCTATATCGATATCAGCAGGTTTTATTTTGTACTCCAAACAAAAAAGAGCAGCGTATATTTTAAGCTGCTCCATGTGTGCCGGAATAGCTCCGGTCTTTAAATCATGAATACGAAGGAACCGATTTCGAAACATGATAGTGTCGGCGGTGCCAAAACAATTTTCCGAGTAAAACAGAATTTGCTCTGGTATCATTTTGAAACCGATCGCGTCATTGACATACATGTTCAGTGTTTTTTGAGACTTCGGCAATTTCTGCCCAAGACGAATACACTGGCACGCAAATTCGTGAAGAACGGTTCCTTTTTGCGTAGCGAGGAATTTGGAATATGCTTCCGCCACCTTGTCCTCGCTGTAGTTAATCCAATGATATTTGCTGGCACCAAGAAAAGCGTGTTGCCCTTCAAGATTCGAATGATTGTTGAAGATCATGCAGCACTTCCTCCTTGTTCTCCGGGCAGATGAATCTTGAGAACGACATCTCATCCATCTTCCCGACATAATACTCTTGATTCGGTTGTCTCTTTGCGCCAGCGCTTTGTTTACATTCCAAAGAAGCCCATTTATCGTTGTAGAGAATGAGCAGATCGGGAATGCCTTGTAAATATCCCGAATCGCTTTTCATAACGATGCAACCAGGAAATCTTTTCTTAAGCTCTTTAATGAGCTTTGCTTGGAATTGACTTTCAAGCATGGTTAATGGGCCTCCTTTCAGTGCTTTTTGCAAAACGGAAAAGGGAATGTCTATCTTTAAAAATAGCTATTCTATCCCTCTCTTCATAAAAGGGCATGTATTTTTCGCGCGGCAAAAATAGACAATAAAAAAGGCCAAGACACCGTTAAGCATCTTGGCCGCGTCAATTATTCAGTTTTAGCGTTTAGCTGTTATTTCGAAGATAGCGTATCAAAATCCAAATGAGCCACAATCCTCCGGTACAGAGCACCAAAATAAAATCCAACAGCAAACCGCCAAAGCCTCGCTTTTTACCATTCTTATTCATTGTGTTCCTCCTTGTCGTTGTTCTTTTTATGAAGAACCGATGTGATTTTTCCGACTCCTCGTTTAACAGTATCAGCAACATCCGATACCACTTGCTTTGTTTTTTCTTTCCTCTCAGAATGCCTTATACTTTTCTCAAGCAATAGTTTTGCTTTTCGTTTTTCGGACTCATTGAACAGACGCTGACTTTCATCGATAACTTCCTGCGTGATATACAAAACACGAACGGTAGTTCCTGGTTCAACTTTCTGTCTTGCTTTTGGCTCAGATTTAATCACCTGATTGTTGATACAGTTTCTATATTTTCCGTCGGCGTCGTCAATAAGAGTCGGAGAGAGGACTGCCTTTAACCCAAGGCTTGTCAGTATTTCAACAGCTTGCTCCGACGTGGTTCGATATTCCGAAGAATATAGCTTCGGCACAACGACCAGTTTTTTCCGTTCCTCAATCGTCTTATCCGCATAATCACGAACAGCTTCGATAGCAGGTTTGACAAGAGGCACTATGGATGCAGCCATAGCGATGCCGGTTGCAATATTACTTGTGGTTTTAGGTGTTTTCTTCTCTCCGCTCATTGTCCTATCCCCTTTCATAAGGGCAATAAAAAAGTGCGCCCCCACATGAGAGACGCACCGAAAAAGTGAATCCCTCATTGTTGCCACACAATCTCAATCAAGTCACAAAGGACACATAAGTAAAGAGAGAAAACACTTTTTACCAAAGTAATTTTCCCTTGCAACTTGAAACTATTAGATTGTGTGACTCTTACAGTGTAGCACAAAAGCCAAAATAAAGAAAGGACTTTATTTGCAAACCACTTGACTTTTTGCTTGGTTTGAGGTATGTATTTTCGGCTTGTGGCCAAATGCCCACTTTTGTTCGCCTTATTTATTTAAATATTAAAACTTTTTATCGCAATTAAATAAGAAATAAAAGTGGGCAAGTGGGCTTTTGAGTGGTTTTCCAACACCTAATTTGCGCAAATCAGCCAAAATCGGCCAAAAAACGCCAAAAAAGTGCCGTTTTTAGAAAATGCACCCGATTTTTTCTGCCCACTTTTGGTTCGCAAAACCGGGCTTTTGCCCACTTTTTTTGGCCAAAAATGAGATTTTTCGTCCGTACAAGCTCCAAAATTTCCCCAAAATTGGTCAAAGCCCACTTTCGCAAAAATAAAAGTGGCCACAATTTTGCAGATTTTTAAAGAGTGTACGGACGTTTTTCTCATCTCCAAACCCGTCCGGTCTGTTTGTCAATCAACACAATGCGGCTTTCGATTTGGAAATCGGCAAGCTCACAGATATAAAACAATGTATGTAGCAGTCTGTGAAATCTTTCGTCTTCCTTATCGATATTCCGCAAAGCCTCGAAAGCCGTTGGATCAGAATATCCCTCCGAGTTCTTTCGAGGATTATTCTCTCTGTTGGTGGCGCCCATTACTTCCTCCTTTGTTCGTTCCATTTTTCAATGTCAATTCCATATTGTTTCAACTTGTACGTACACAGCCAAACCATGTCGGAATCGGTCATTTCATAGTATTTAACCAGTTCGTCCAATCTTACAGCAAAGGTGTCATAGAACTGCTTCAGACGCTTGGGCCCAAAGCCAAATTCCTCATGTAAATGCCATAAGATCATAGCGTCAAGTTCGTTAGCGTGTTTGATATCGTACTCCGCAAGCTGTCTGCGAATTTCGATATCCCTCGCTTTCTTTTCGGCAGCGGTTAGCTGTGCACCGTACACTTTTCCTCCGGCTTTCTTTGCGTACATAATCAAGATCTCCTCCATCCACAATCCAGTTTTCCTTAGCAAAGAATAAAGGTACTCCGATTATGCAAAAGAAAATAAAAGCGGTGGCATCGTTTTCTGGTAAAATAGAAAGAGCCCCGATGCCGGTAAGCACCAGGGCGTAAATCTTATTTTTAATTGTTTCTTTACTCCACATGATATCCTCCTTAAATATCGTTCTTGGCCCGATGCAGACTGTGTTCAGTGTCAAACCCATTGGGGTAACGAGCTCTCAACTTGTCTACATTCATCTGTGATACAGTTTCCAAATCGTAACCTATCGCATCCGCACTCACTGCCAGATACCATGCTACATCTCCCAGTTCTTTGGCAACATGGTTCTTATCGAGATCATGTCCTTGGAAGAGATGTTTTTTTTTTCAAAATATCAATGCACTCTCCAGCTTCTCCATTCAACCCCATTAGTCCGTTGAGCAGACGAGGGTATTCTTGACTCATTCCCGAAGCTGTCCGTAGTGCTTCTTTCTGGTATTCGTTAATTGTCATCTGATATTCACTCCAGTGTTGGGTATGTAGTGCTTACAACGAAGTTCAACCGGCTCAATGTACTTTATATCGCGGACGCGAATCATGGCTACTTTTTTGCCGTCTTCACATGAGCGACTTACATATACTTCATCAATTGCTTTCTGAGCTTCGAGAAATTCCGCTTTTAGAGAACATACTTCTCTATGTTCGCAGTGTGTGCATGGGGTTTCTTTAACACCGTAATCACTCATTTTTATCCTCCTCTTTTAGCACGAGAGAATTCTTTAAAAACAGAGGCGTGGATTCTGAAATAACTTCTTGGCTGATTTGTGCATTTGATAAAGTTTCGCCAGTAATCAACTCACTATACGGCAGCTCTTCAATCCAGTCGCAGAACGTATGCCATTCATCAAGTTTATGGTTCCTCCGGCTCTGGTAGATGTTGGCCAGAACCTCATAGTTGAGCATGACCGTCCGTTTCTGGTTGTAAGAGGAGGGGAGCAGCTGAATCATCTGCCACCAGTAACATTTATCTTTGGTCTCAAGATATAGTTCACGGGCATTATTGAGACTTGCTATAATTTGTTCAAGCTGAATTCTGAAATCGATAATATAGGGAACGTTTGAACTATATGGAATTTGTTGCTCAGAAGTTCCCATCAAATGTTCATGAGAGAAATCTTCCGGTGTAAACTCCTTCTCCGCAATCTTGTGCATTGTGGAGCAGGAATTGGCCACCGTCCCCACTTTGTAAGTATCGAACTCCTTCCACCAATACAGCGGAGCAGTCAGGTCCGCATAGACCGTAATCATCCGCATGAACTTCCGGTGGTCAGTGCCGGCATTGCGAAGACGTTTCATTAAATCCAAATCTTGTTCGCCGATTAAGGTTTCGGACCACCCATCAGAACCATACCATGGGCCACTATTTCCACAAATATCATGATGTTCTCCATCTACGGTGATAAATTCACTATCACTCTTCTCCCAAGAGTTCATTGGGTTACGCATTCCGCGGATAGCATATTCCCAACCCAGAACTTCAAAATTAGTGATTTTCAGCATAAATTATCTTCTCCTTTCCCAATAATCCAGTTCTTCTTTAAAAAGCTTGAAGAACTCATAGTAATCTTCAATCGTCCGATTGCTCTGAGAACACGTGTTAGTTCTGCCTAAATGCTTGTACCAATTGACCATCATGCCGCTATCAAGATGAATGATATAAAACTCATCATTGTTGGTGAACCAAGCAAATTCATCACAGATGACAGTGCCATAACAAAACGCGTCCATCAATCTATCATAACCAATAGTTTCTTTCACGATTTCGCACAGTTTATCCCTTTCGATGTGATACTGCGGAAGTGCTTTTAGTTTATTTATCATAATGATTATGCTCCTCCTTCTCTACATAAACGCCATATTCCTTATTAAAGCTTTTGGCATGGTTGATATCGGTTGTATGTTTGCATTCATTCGAGCATTTTTTACACTGTTCCTCATCACAAAGATATAAAACCCTTTTAGGAGACTTGTCGTCGTACCAGAAATTTCGGTCATCGATGTACATGTTCGCAAATATCTTTCGTGTATCGCTGCCAAACCGATCGATTATGTGTGGGAGATTCTTGTTGATTGCATCGAATTTGAGTCCGTGTTCCGAGCACCACTCTACGGCCTTATCGAGCATTTCTCCAGTACGGCAGGTCCACAAGATAATCTTAGCACCGATTGTTTTCTGCATCATAATAAGATAACCGATAAGTTCGGCGTTTGGCTCTCCAATTTCCGGCCATTTATTTTCACAAAGAGTGCCATCGAAGTCCACAGCTATGATTTGTTCATTCATAAATGTTAGTCCTCCTTTACAGAATAACCAAAGGGAACAACCCCATTCACAATTGATTTCCAATGAGCTATGACGGCCGGATGAGTATGTTCAGCGTTATCTCTCAGATTTTTTTCGGCTTGTCTCTGAATATTCGACCATGTTTTTGGCGAGATTGTTTTTTCGAACTTGTAGTCATATTGTGGATAAAGCATGTCGTCGTGATCAACGATTCTGAGTCCGCATTCGTTGTTTCTATACATCCAGTCAATGATGAAATCCCACATGACAAAGCCGGCTTGGAAATTTGTAATTCCAAAATCACCAGCAAACCACCATGCGGTTGCAAGAGCAGCTTGTGCGATGGCTCTAGGAGCTCCACCGTAATCGAAATTGTATTCTCTGGATTCTTTCAGGAATGCTACGAGATCGTCAAAAGTTTTGATTTCCATGCGATCGGTTTTCAATTTATCTTTAATTTCAAATTCGTTCATGTTTTTCTCCTTTCATATTGTCTCATCATAATAAACGTGTTCTGTCTGAATTTCGATGTAACCAGATCTATTAGCCTCTTTACTACCTAAATATTCAGTAACAAATTTTCCAATGCAATCGGTGCAAATATCATGCTGTTCAATGCTTTCGCAACTGTCGTTTCCCCAATCATGATGTCCGGTTGTAACTTCATAATATTTATAATTCATCCAATCGTACCGGTTTGCTTTCGAAGGCGGCTCGATGATTCGCCCACAAACATCACATTTAACGCCAATAAGTTTATGTTTAGTGTTGACTATGACTTCGATTTTCTCACCTGGAATTTTCATATCTTTCTCCTTTCAATCGCCAGCATTACAGAATCCACAGAATAAGTTTCACAGTCAAAACGATTAAAATAGCCGCAATACAAAGTCCAATTACAAAAGCCAAAGCCTGTCCGACTTTATATCCAAGGCTGTTTTTGTTATTATTTTCCATGATTAACCTCCAAACTTAAGACCGAGATGAGAATATAACTCTTTATAAAGCTGCTTCTCAATCTCGTCTTTATACACTTTAACAACTTTGCCGTCAATAATCATATTCACAGTTTCCCGAAGAATCGGTTGAGTCAGTTCAGCAGCAGATGGCACAATGGATTCAGCTATAATTGGGGTTGGCAAATATCCGAGTGCTTCCATTTGTTTATGTTTACAATTATTTTTGAACGGGCATTTTTGACATTGCTCCGCCAGTCTTGACAGCCCCATCGTTACCGCCACCTTTCTTAATTGAAATCAGTTTTTCATAAATATAAAAAGCTTCCTTGCCTTGAAAAGCGTTGATAATTGTGACTTTTCCATTCTTTTGGCGGCCAACAATAAGCACCCGTCATCTCGTTTGGAGAAATCAACGCCAATAATCAGACTCTCATTGATTCTCGGATTTTTCATCCAAATTCACCTGCTTTCTCAAATATCGAACTAAGTCTTCACATAATTCGCGATGCTCACATCGAACAATGGTATCTGTCATTTCAACGATGTCGGAACCTATATAATATTTCTTTGGTTCCTCCACGTCAGCCAAAAAATTAGCGCATCCATGACAATATTCTTGAACGTCTAGTTTAATCATTGCTATCCTCCTAATTAAGCAGCCCTTTTGGAATAATTGTTTACATACTTGGTTTCGTTGAAATTCCTTTTCTCGCTCAAAGCCCGGCTAATTGCCAAATCGATAGCTGAACGAGATTTCAAATGATAGTAATATAAATCCTTGAATGGGGTATTCAATCTATCAGTTCTTCCGGCAGACTGCTTCATAATTTTGTAAGAGTAATTTTGCGAGTAAAACACGATAGTGTCAGTGGTTATGCAGTTCCATCCTTCGGCTCCGGCTGTATATTGCACCAGATAGACCCAACTGTCTGAAGCAGGAATTGGTTGATGCCTATGACCGTTCCATTCTGCAACCTCAACATTCTCTCCATAGTAGAGATTCTTAAGAATATCAAGTTCATAGTCAAAGTTATAGAAAACTATCATTTTCGGATGTTTTTCAAACAGTTCCATCAAAGCGACTTGCCTGGAATCGTCCGAATTCACGATCCTGCGCCATACATAGCATAGCTCGCCGGCATTCGTAATCGGTTCGTTTTTATAAGGGTTCCATCGAAGCTTTGAAGCGTCCTTATATTTGGCGACATCGTACCTCACATAAATATCTTCGTGGTGCGAGATAGTTTTCCGTTTGAAATCCATCTCCACAAGAATTCGTTTGCGAAGACGGATCAAACGCCCGACGCCCAAATACCGGTCCACCTTCGGATACTTGCCATTCACCCAGGTCATGACCATGTGTTCTTCTTTAAATGCCGTTCTGTTTTTGTAGAATCCATTGGCTACAAACACCGGAATATAGTCCTCCCAGGTGTCTCCTGGTGTGGCGGAGAGCAGAATCCACTCATTAAGCTTGGCTATTTTCAAAAATGCTTTTACCCAAGCTCCGGAACCTACGACCCTCTGTTCATCAAATATAAAGAAGGCGTCCGTTACCGTCGCATACTTGCCAATGTTGTTCCACGAATCGACTACCACTTTGTTGGAATACGAACTCGCTTCAGGATGAGTAGAAAGAAGGAAGGGCGAAAGCTCACCCTCCCATTCCTTCGTATCCCTTTTTCTTGCCGTCGTAATGATGTACAAGTCTTTAGGGCTTTTCATCTTCACGTAATTTTTTGTTCCGAGTTCGCCTCCGTTTTGTTTGTAGTAATAGGCTAATGCGGTTCTGGACTTACCGCTTCCAACGCCGCCGCACAGAATGCAGCCGTTTTTCATTCTATCAACAGCGTCCAGTTGATAATCTCTTAGTGATATACCAGCCATTACAAACTCCTAAGAAGTCGCCGCATCGACCATATATCGGAAAAATACATCATTGTGAACCAATAGTTGTCCAGAGAATCGTTTTCAGTCATTGGCTCTGTCAATGAATTTCCGACTTTGATGTAAGCGGCAACGCCGAGGAGAGATAGCTGAATATAACACATCAGAGCTACCACCATGTCGATATCCTGAGCGGCTACCAAGATATGATTCTGGTAATTCAGGTTGGCTTTTTCCAGCCTTTTTCTCGCTGCATGAATACCGGCAATTAAAGTAGCTCCAGCGCCGCAGCAAGGATCGTTCAGGGTGATGTATCCGTCTTTCTTGACCTTTTCAACAACATCTTCCATGGTGATTTCTGCCATCAGTTCGCAAATATGGTAAGGCGTAAAAATCTGCTCATGTTCTTTGCTGTTAAGGCCGAGTTCGGTGTAGATACTTCCCAAAAAGTCCTGCTCTTGATTTTCTTCCAAAGCCACTACCGTATATGCAGCAAGTTCGGAAAACAACGGCTGTTCCTGTTTGTTATACTTTTTGATGGTTCGTAAATATAACGCCTCTCTCTCGTCGAAATGGTTTTTATCCACTGGATTTGATAAAGCGCAAGCGAACATAATAATGAAATCGCTCCATACATCCCAAGAGCGATGCCGGTAGGTTAGTTGTCTGAACACTCGCAGAAATTCTTTTCGGGCATCTAAATGCTTTTCTGAATTTTTACCGGCGGGCTTTTTTCGGTTCGGCTTTTCTGAAACCTCTTCTTTAAATCCCTCGGCCACTTTTTCTCCATATTTCAAATTGTCAGCAATATGCTTCGGAATCTGTTTTTTAACCGGCTGTTTTCGCTTCAGCTTTTTCTTTTTCCAAAACACTTAATCATGCCTCCTTTACACTGTTCATTTTTCTCCTTTCGGTAATTGATGGAATGGGGCTGTTTCCTCTTACCCTCGTAGACACGCGTATCTAATCGGGATCTTACTGGACATTTAACCGGACATGTACTAAGCCGGCACCCCTTATCCATTTTCTAAAGTATCAATGCCACGGAGCCTCTTCCGGTCCTTCCTCCGCAGCATACTTCTCAGCGAACTCATCCTCTTCAATAGTTACGTACATCGTTTTCAGATAAGCTTTAACGCCAGTCTTACCATTAACTTCCCAGTTGTAAGGGCGGACCACCAAATCAACCGTCCTGATCTCCGCAAAGTCGAGAGTTGCAATAGACTCCTCATCAAGATTCGTCTGTGCTCGTCTGGTAATCATAACAACCTTAGGTGGGATGTTGTCGAAGCTTACCGCAACTTGAATATAGTGACGGGGCTCTTCGTCCTCATCACGAGGGGAGAGAACCCTCACATTCCAACCGTCTTCAATCAGTTTCTGCGCCATATCCGAATCTTCAATGATGACACAGAAGTTACGGCTTCCAGCGCGGTTATATTTCGATTCCTCTCCTTTAAAATTTCTGAAAATGATATGTGCATTTTCAATAATGATATTGTCTACATTCTTATAAGCCATGTTTGGTCTCCTTTCAAATATTGTGCTTTTCACACGGAAATGGGCATGTTCTGCACTCGTCATCAGAGCATTCGCAAGTCGATTTGCTGAAATCTGCTTTTACAAACACAAATATCACGAGCACAATTAACAGTAATACTGGCAAATATATCATCTCACATCAAATGGCGTCGGCTCTTCTTCATGTGGTTCTCCGGCTCCGAACCAAGGTGGAGTGTTGTCCGACACAAATGGTTCATCTGCAACAAACCGTTCAAAATCCCCGTAAGAAGACAGAGACTTCACCGCCTCATCCACAAGATTGTTGTAGTAAGTGCGGTCAATATCGTTTTCCTTTCCGAGTTCCCGAACCATCTCAGACTCCAGCCATCTGAAACCTTTTGAGCCTGTTGCAGCCGCATACCCTTTTTCTCCGGTTTTCTTATTCTCCGTTTCACGAAGCAGGATACCGCCTCCACATCCGGGTTTGACGGGGCAGAACTGACCAACTTTGCCAATGAAATGATAATTGTGGCCTTTAGCAATTTCAGAAGTTAGTTCCTCAATACGGGCGCACTCTCTTTCCATCGGCTCGGTCATTCGATTTGGATCGTTAATCTGTTTCCAGAGTTTATCTTGTTCGAGTTCCAACTCGGATACATCTGGCAAACCTTCGTTCATGTCGAGATACAGCGCAGAAGTTACTGATTTGGTCTCGCACATGTCCTCGAACTCAATCGGCTCCTTACTGAACAGTTTTTTAAAGACATAAGGGACTTGGAACTGTGTGCCCGTTGCGGTCCATTCTCCGGCGTGCTTGCCGTCCTTATACTTCGCAATATAAACAGCGTCGTTCACAAGACACATGCGGTCGTATGTAGCCTCGTGCTCAAAGTTGTAGCCATACTGCTTGCCGTAATCCATAACGAACTGAATAATTTCCGGAGTCGCGTCCGGAATCTTAATAGAGTCCGTCTTAATGTGGGCAACAATAAAGCCCCGTCTCTGGACCTCGTGCTTGAGGTTTACCATAAACAGGGCACCGCGTTTAGCTACAATATTGTCTTTGTTGCGATTGTCTCGGAACGGATGGTCAAAGCTTGCCGAAGTAAGACCATATACAGAGTTGATTGCGATTTTCAGAGCCTGTGCCAAATCAGCCGCAGCAGCTTCGTCAGTTAGATATTTTGCCAATGCGCCGTTTAGCATCTTTTTAGCCTTATCAAACTCTTTGTGTTTAATTGCGATTCTGGCCTGAAGAATTTCGTTGAATCTCTTCGTATACTCGGGTCCAAAGAGTTCTTCCGCTACAATGCTGCTCGGGTGCATGGATGCAATATCCAACAATGCAATGTTGCTGTACATACCGGGTTCGGCATAGACATAACCGCCTTCGCCGACTTCTTCACCGCGATAAATAGATTTACCGCCCTCGAAAGTATAACCCGGGAACACCGGCTTTCCATCTTTATTAAACAGGGTGAAGTTTTCGTCTCCTAAATGGTCATACAAAACCATATCTTCCGTAATAGTCCACGGTTCACAATCGGGGGTTACTTCGCCCATAAAACGGTAGTTGAATTGATCCTGCGGTTTTCGGTTGTTGCCAAAGATGATTTTAGTGGTCAAAGAGTTGGTCGTATCGTTGACCGTCATACCAGCCACATCTGCCAGAATCTGCCGAGCGGTAAAATCCGCTTTCCTCGCATTGAAAACAGCTTCTGTGGCAATTACGTCGTTGTCGCAGTATTCGGCGACTTTCGTCCACATCTCTTCCGGAACAGGTTGATCCCATGGAAGTCCAAGCTCCTGATGGTGGATGCCCAATTCGATTTCCCATTTCTTCAGAGATTGTTTCTTTGAGCAGAAATCGTAAACATCCGTATAAGAAACGTTATAGGCTTCACCAAAGAAGCAGTTGGCGCTTCCGTTAATAATTTTGTTGGAAAGTGAAAACAGCTGCTCATTCGTATAACCCATCAGTCTGGCATAGAGGATATGATTATCGTATCTTCGGCAGTTAAAACCAACCAGACGAAACCGCATCAATTCCTCAATTTCAGCCGACGTAGGGTTAATCATACGGACAACTGGTTTTCCTTCACCTTCAATTTTCCAATTGACCAGGAACAAATTCGGAAAGACCTCAACATCGTAAAACACAAGTTTTGCGTCATCATTTTTTGTCCCGGAAGACTGGTCGGCAGATTTGAACTGCATTTTGTTTACTAGCTTAATGCAGTAATCCGCCTGATGCGTGCTGCTTGCGGCAAACGCCAGCACAGCATTCCGCATATCCGTAACATCGTAATGAAGATCACTCGCATAAGCATCCTCAAGTATTTTATAGATGAAGTCGATACTGGGTTTAGTTGCTGGATGGTATTCCTTATTCAGATTTCGTTTGATTTGCGTCCTAAGACCTTTCTCGCTCTTCACCCCTTCAAAATTTATCACTTGCTTTTCTCCTTTCAGTTTCAAACCAGAATTGATGGTTGCGATAGGCAGGTTATTGCATTTTGTCAGTTTCCGACGCAGAGAGCTTTTACCATTGAAAACTTTGACTTCAATATGGTCGTCATAAACTCTGCTCAGCTTCGCCGGATCTTCTCCATAAATATAATGCAGATGAATCCCTTGCCCGCTTTTACTCAATTCCGCATAAGTAGGGGGCCATTTGCTCGCCTCCTTCAGATTCAGTTCAAAAGACTTGTTTCCGTCCTTATCCGGAATATCAAAATCGATAACAATATGATTTTCCGGAACTTTGACATAGTGGAGTTTCGACGTATCAATACTGCTCAGCTTCGTTTTTACTTTTTTCCACTTGGATGTAGGGATTTCCGATGATGTCGCATACTGAGCAGGGCAGTCCGCACACGCTTTGTCAAAGATAGACGGTTGTGCTTTGAATTCAATGAGCTTCTGTTCCGGCTCCTCCTTTTCGGAAATCGTCTGCTCCTCAAATTTCTCCGTCCGAAAACCGATATAATAGCTTCGGACACGAGTGCCGTCGTCCAGATTGAACCGCTCTTTGTAATCGCGGAAATAGTTTTTCAGTTCTTCTTTAAAAATCCTCTGAGAAAACGGAAACGGCACCTTTGCCTCATCACAGTACGTTTTGTACATTTCCCAAGAGGCTTTCAGTGTCATTCCGTCTTCCTTCTTAAACACGTGGTAAGAATCGATGATGAAGTTGTAGAAATCATTGGATGCGCCAAGCATCGCGACCGGAATATAATCATCGTACATGCCTGGGTTTGCCAGATATACATTTTGGCAGTGGTATGCGATAGCACCAAGTTCAAACTCAATCTGTTTCATTACCGTTTTGTATTCCTTCGGGCTCAATTTATCGCCGGATGGAGACACATCAATTAAGCGTCGAATCAAACCGGATTTTGCATCGGTTATCTTCACCGGCTTATTCGTGCCCATAAATAGAAAGCACTTAAAACGGTTTGCGTAAGTAGACTTGAACTTTTCATTTACCGTCATCAACTCATGGGAAACAAGGCTGTTCAGCCTGGTATTATCCTCAATGCGCGACAAATCCCCATCGTGCTGAATAGCAACAAGCGGATTGCTCTTAAATGCCTCCAAAGCAAACGAGTTGCTCGATGAACCAAGCGCTTTAGCGTCGAACACAGAATAGTACCCGTCGAAGAGCTGCTGAATAATGTTGAGAACCGTGGATTTGCCGGTTCCTGCGGCGCCATACAAAACCATAAATTTCTGCAACTTTTTAGAATCCCCACAGACTATGGAACCGATTGCCCATTCAATTTTTTCTCTCTCTGTTTCGGAATAGAGAGTGGACATCAATTTGTCATAGGCATTGATGGTTCCTTCTTCCAGAGGGTACTTCAGCTTTTTGCTTGCGTAATCTTTTTTGTTCGTAGGCGTATTTGAAAATATCAGTTTTTCATCCAGCATGTGGAACGAATCTCTCATTTGTTTCTGACAGTATTTGTGCCATGAATCGATCATTCCAGATTCAGAGTCCCACATGTGCAGGACTTTAACACTTGAATCAAAATTCTTGCGATTCTCTTCTGCATACCGATCGAGTTCCCAGTCGATAAGCTGCAAAGCATCCTGCTCGTCCGTAGACCATAAACCTCGATCTTCCAGCCAGATGGCATAGAAGTCGCCGCCTCTAATCATAAGATCAGAGCTTTTCTTAATGATAAACTTCGGGTAGATTTCTATTACACCACGCTTCGTACTACGTGTTGAAATCATTAAAAAGTCGATCATCGAGGTTCTTTAGTCTCCTTCCGTCTGCTTTAGCTCCTTAATTTCAGTTTTCAGAGCCTCGATTTGGCAACGCATATTGCGAATCTCAAACTCTTTAACAATCAGGTGCGCCGTTACGACCGTTACCCAAAACGTAACATTATGGTTAAACGACTGCTGCTTCCTGATGGATTTCCCAATTGCCCGGAACATCGTTTCCGAATTCCGAAGGCTTCCGAAAATATAACGGACCATTTCATCCATGAACTTTTCCTCCTTTCATTCCTGCAAGAAACTGGTCGATAGTTTCAAACCGCCAAGTTTTTTCTCCGTTAAACGAAAATATAAATTCCTTGCCGTCCTTTTGCCGCACACGGATACTGTTTTTCCCGTTCGGAAAATAGGTTTCAACCTTTTCGGCAAACGCCGGCAGATGTTCTTGAAAACACTCAAACACTTTGCTGTGAACCATAGCAGAATTCCTTTCTTTACAGGATGCTGTCCAAATACCAATTCATCTGGTACCAAATCTCAACCGATCTCATATCGTACTTGCAGTGCTCAATCGTGAATAGGCCGCCCTCGCCGTCCTGTTTGTATTTACGGTCCATAAAGCGAAATATAACATCGTCCGTATACTTCGGATCGAATCTGGAATCGCTCATGGAACCCAACCCAAGATTTACAATCATATTCCAAAACCATTGGCCCATTCGATTGCCAACGTCGGGATTGTTCATAATGTTTTCTTCACAACGAAACGCCAAAGCAATCAGCATCTCCAGCACACTACAAGGCCGATTGTCCAGAAAAGAGGCAATCATAGGACCCTCGTATGATTTTTCATATCCAAAACGATAACGGAGGTCCATCCCGTCTTCAGCTCTGTTGCCGTCCATTGGAATCACATATTGAAAATCAATATTATGAAGATGATTCAGCAGCTTTTGATAGGACAGACCTCTGGAATACCGTTCGTTGCATACGAGCTGACACATCCATTCAAAATATTCGTTGTTCAGCTCTTTCTCTGTCATTTAATCCTCCATCTGACCGGGGTATCTGCCTGTGACATCCGAGTAGGAACGGTTGTCCCTCAGAATCTCATAATCGCATTTCAAGCGGTCATTGCGGACAAACACAGAATCGTCCTCATACTCGCCGAAATGATCTGCAAAATCAGCGCCCACGGTCTCATCAATATCGTCGACAATCTCGTCGTTTTCATCCGCCAGAACCCCGTCCGAATAATAAGTCAGACTGAGCTTGGTGTATTCGTCGAAATCACCAAATTCCTCTGGCGAGATAACATAAGGCTTTTCAACCATATTTACCTTCTCCTCTTTCACGTTTTTATTGTTTGTCGCGGCATAATTCGTATAGCCTTCCTCTGCAAGCTTAGTAGCATAGTTAATCAGATCCGGTTTCAATTTAGCCTGGTTAGCCTTGATTTTATTGTCTTTGTCAAGGTTTTCCTCTTTGCGAATCACCGTTTCCGGCTTCTTTTCAGCAAAGACCGCCTTCACCGAATCGATTTCCTCCTGGGCAATTTGCTCATATCGCTTTTTAAGGCAAAGCCATGTTGCGGCCGACCCGATAGTCAGACCGGCCATAAACATAGCGAAGTTAATCTTGCTCATAGTAATCCTCCTCGTTTTTTATCGTAACAACAGTTACGGCGAGACCTCCGAACAGCAATGCAGCGCTCAGGAGAATCCCGCCGGTAATATGTCTTTTTCGCTTGCTGTCCAATATGGAGTCAAGCAGGTTTATGAAATCATCAAACATATCCACGTTTAATTACTCCCTTCCGCCAGACAAAATGGCAATACCACCGATTAAGCACAAACCGGCCATGGTAGAAAACACATAAGAAAATAATGCTTTCATGATAAACGCTCCTTTTTACACCAATTACGTATCAAACTCAAGAATCAAAATCGCAATTACCTTCGTCGAGAGTATCACTGTCCCGCACATATTCTAATGTGCCAAGAGGAATCTCGCCAATGTGCTCTTTTGCATAAGTAATAGCCTCCTCAAATGTTAAATTATCCGGAACATCAATGTGGCTATTGTAAACTGCCAAACATTGTATCGTCACATTCAGCCGTTTCATATAAACGATCCTTTCAATCGTAGCTTGAAAAATAATGACAGCATTCCTGGAACATCGGAACACCATAATCGCTGTATCCGCCTGCGGTGAAAAACACACATTCATAATTCGTCCGTTCCAGCAGCTCTTCCTTTACAAGCTCTACAAGTTCTTCTTTCACATAACAGCGGTCGACTCTCCCGTTCCACATGGATGTGAACTGATTCGGCTGAAATATAACATCGGTTACATTATCCGGAAAGTGCGAATCGTCGACTCGGTTTAGAATTGTGTCAATTACCAACCTCTGTCCAAGTTCCGTTTCACCTTCCGCTTCAGCCATTGTTACCAGCGCGATAAGTTCGATTTCTTCCTGCGAAATAGGGTACGACCATTCTTCTTCAACCTGTTCCGGTTCCTCGGCAGGCGGTGAAGGTTCCGGCACGGTTTCAATAGGGGGTATAGATATCGTCGAAGACGCATCGTTATATGTATCCTCGACGGGTTTTTCTTTTACCGGGGCTGCGGCTATCCTCGCTATAATAATGAAGCAAAGGATAAGGCTCAGAAGAAACACCGCGCCCTTTAGTATAGTTCGCATTTTTTAACTCCTCTCTTATAAAGCGACCACCTCCAGTATCGATCTGAAAGCGTTAAAGTTACATCTTCTCCCAAATATTTCCCTCTACGTTGAAATCGAGAAGAAGAACCGGCTCGTGTCTGCCGTCTTCGGTCTCCCGCTCGACTTCTACAATTCTGAAATTGACATATCCGTCCGGGCCATCGGCAGTCCAGCCTACAATCTGACCGGCAGGTGTACGGGGGAGATCCAGATCGTCCAGAACCTCGTTCAAGAACAGATGTCCACGGATTTGAAGCTTATCGTTGGCAAACGCCTGCTGCGCCTTCAGGAACATGCGGTTGTAATCTTGATTAGTCTCGTAATTACGGCTCTTCGAGTCAAAGTAAACGGCATAATCGCTCTGAAGATTGGGGTCAACCACCTGGACCGTTTTCTTTACCTTCTTTTCCTTTCCGTTTTCAGGATCGACCTCAACCTCTTCAAACTTCTTCGCTTTGATGTTGTACTTCAGCTCCTGATCCACCTGTTCGCCAAACCGCTCAACCACTCGGTTGCGGTACTCTTTAAAGCTCTTGTCAATAACCGCATAAGCCGCGCCGAGCGCTACATTTCTCTTGCGAAGAATATTGTTGGATGCAAGGATGCTGGTAATGGACAGAGTTCCAAGAATAACGGCAGGAGCATACAGCTTGGCAAATTTAATTCCGGTTTGCACATAAATGATAGTGAGATCCTTCTTGGAATCCTCAGCGGAATAAGATTCACCCGCTTCGGTAATGCCGGTTTCCGTTGCGGTATGGACCTTATCGATATCGTTTTTGGTATCCTCCACAATCTTGTTTACTTTAGTTGTTGCTTTGCAAGCAATGATGGCGCTCACAACCGTCCCCGCGATCCCAGCTACAACAAGAATTTCAGGGCTGTGCTTTTTGAGCTTCATAACGGATTTATTAGCAATACCGCTGATGCTCTTTACGATTTCGGTCTTATTTTTCATAGTTTTTATTCTCCTTTTCGAGTTTTCTGAGATGGTCGATAAGATGCTGTGTATACCACATAATCTTTTCGAGATCCTGAATGCCGTTCTTTTGTTTCCAACGGCAGGCGTATTTGATGATGTTGCCGGTATCGGTTGCTTCGATGCCTTTAAGGTCAAATGTAAAAGCCTCTATCACATCAATAACTTCTAAACCGGTTTCGGATTGATAATGTGCCGGGTGTGACACCATTTTGTCAGGGGATTCATACATTACTCTTCGTCCTCCTCGAAGGTTTCACAGTGAGGGATATAGATTCTCTTTCGTTCCTGAACCGCAATCTGGCAGCCGCAGGAAGGGCAGTCAAAAGTGTCGTACAATTTTTCCTCAGGTTCCGAGCCAAAGGCTACTGCTAACCCACTTTTTCCGTTGTCACGAGAAATATAATGGCGTTCCTCAACAGCGTTGAATTTGCATCCACAGATTTTACACTCAAGCATGTTCTTTCTCCTTTCAGTTCAACGGGATGGCTCTTGGTAGTTTCAAAATATAACCGTCTCGAACCCTTACAGCAGTTGCTCCGGCAATATTTGTCCAGCCGTAACGGTTCATTGTGTAGTTGTCGTTCGCAACATTAGCCAAATCGTAAAAATCTGACACGCTTACCATACCGTACTGGCTGATGATGTCATTCATGGAATCCAGCACCGCTTCCGCATCACCGCGAGTGTCGAATAAAATATCATCGTAGTCAAAACTTGTTCGTCTGACAGCGGAGCCGGCGCGAGTACGTTCGCTTTCCCGTTCGTAATAATTCCGATACGATACTTTGGAAGCAGAACCATTTTTTCTTGTTCTTCCTGCCTCGCCGTAAAGAATCATATCGATTCCGGTAGTAACAATATCAGAAATAGCCTTTTTGATTGCCGGCACAATGACCTCCAACAAAATATAAGACTTTACGTTGTTGGCGTCCTCAGCAATGAAGACATCGGCGAATTTCTGCATTTCACCTTTTTTTTGGGTTTTCGCTTTTCCGCTGATGACCGCCTCCACTTTTTTCTCAGACTGCTCTTGACGAGACTTATCTGAATTGGTTTTGTATTCCTCCACTTAGGTTTCTCCTTTCTTAAGCCGGGATCAATTTGCCAGGCAGAGTGATTTTGGTATTCGGCGTCATGCCATTCTCTTTTTTATACCGATAAGCAAGATTGCTCTTGGCTTTCGCTTCCGACGGGGCGTAGGTGGACGCTTTCCAGCGATTTTGTACGCAGTTTTCAAACCGCATGACTGGTCCGTCATAGTAATACGCTTTCATTTTCGTACCCTCCTTTTTGGTAAAAAGAAAAAGGGAAAGCACCTTGTTTAAGACACTCTCCCTTGTCCGAATTTTACAGATTCAAATTTCAGTTTTCTTCTGTAGAAACGTCTGCTTCGTCAACAATGATTGTCTTCTCCTCAGCAGCCATCTTTTTCAGCTCGATCTGGGTTTTGATATTCGCAATCACCGGTTTTGCTACGTACTTATAGACTACAAAGCCTACAATTACGCTCAAACCAACGCCTGCTGCAATCTTGATACCCTTGCTCATACCTGTGTTTTCAATGACTTCCTCAGTAGTTTCGATAACCTCGTTGTTCATAATCGCATTGTTTTCCATTTTATGTTCTCCTTTCAAATTCTGAAAATGTGGAACTTCTTCCATTAAAGTAATTGTATTTTTCGCGCGGCGATTTAACGATAATCATAAACTGGCGCAACTTGGTAGTCGATAACCAAGCAGGGGGTATCATTTACATCAAGATGAGAACTGAATTCCAACTCGATATAACCCTTGTCGATATTCCACCCAAGATCGTCCCCTAGTTTAGTCCCATCAAGACCGAGTTCATAATAAAACTCGTTAAGTGTTACATACATATCGTCCCGCATTTGCCGGTTCAATTCGTTTACGGCTCGGTTAATAGTGTCTCTGTCCGACTTAAAATATCTTCCCGAGATAGCGTCATAGCAGATGGTGTTTCCGCCCTTTTCAGTCAGAATCACTTCTCGAACAGGGTTCTTCACGATTTTTTCTTTCGCCATCGATTCCCGTATTGTCTGCTCCTTCTTATCGCCAATCGCCTCTACGACCTTTTCCTGATATTCTTTTAAAGTCGATTCAGAAAGTGTATAGGCGGTTGCAAGCGCTGCGTTCCGACGCAGATTTGTCGAACTGGCACCAATAAGACAGAAAACAGAAACCGAACCAACGATTGCGGCCGGAATATAACAAGGCCATGCTGTCTTTACGATTTCCTTTCCGCTTAGCTGGTCTGTTTCAAGTTCATCTTTTTTCTCTTCGATAAGAATCAGCGCTTTCGGTGTTGCCCTCACCGCCATGACTGTGGTTGTAATCATTCCAGCAATGCCGATACCTGTAAGTATCTCCGGACTATGCTTTTTCATCGCCGTCCGTACACTCTTGGCAATGCTGGCTAAACTGTGTTTTCCCATTTGAGTTCTCCTTTCTTACTTTAAAAACAATACTCTAGGAAGGCTAATTTTATATCCGTCCATAGAATTGATAACTTTTGCGTCTTTAAGATCTACCCATCCATATTTGGTGTTTGTATACACATTGCCTGATACACCGGCCAGATCGTAATAATCAGCAATCGAAACACATCCGTAATTGACGATAATTTCTTTCATCGAACTAAGAACAGCCAAAGCGTCTGTTTCAGTTCCAAAAAGCACATCTTCCAAAACAAAACCCGACTTATTATGTGTGTTTTTGTTTTCGCGATAGTAGCTGTAAGATATTTTTGAATTATTCTTTTGGGGATAAAATTCTTCTCCATAAAGAATCGTTTCAATTTTATCGGCTACAATGTCAGTAAGTGCTTTTCTGATTCGTTTGGAATGTAACATTTTGTAAAATGCAAACACGTTTCCTCCGATAAATCCACCGATCGCTCCAAGACTCAAAATAGTAACGTTTTTACCCTTCATGCTTTTCTCCTTTCATTTAAACAAATAACAAAATCAATTCTTCGGCTGTTTCGACCGCCATTTGAAATATCAAACTGCGATGCTCGTCCTCGCCGTAACAAGCATACATAGCCATTTCGCAGATGAAACTTTCGATAATACAGATAGGCATTTCAAAGGGCTTATCCATAATTCGATTGATAATTTCATAAGCGGCCCATTGTGAATACGACCGTTTTTCAAATTCGTCTTTAGGCCATGAGAACGACGGACTGAATAAATGCCGGTCTACATATTCCTTGATAATCGAAACAGCCGTCTCCGAATCGTACACGATAGCTTGCCGAGCAAAGAGAAAGAGTCCCAGTCAGGACTCTTCCTCTTCGTCATTAAGTGCGGCGAGCTTTTCGTTAATGCGTTCATCAATTTTCTCTTCCATTTTCTTTTCGTTCACCCAATCGGTTAGTAGCGTTGCTCCCATACCTACTGCGGTGGCGACAAGACCAAGAATTTTTACCATTTTAGCGTTAAACATAAAGCGCTACCTCCTTTTCATAATACGACTTGTAAATTTTGCGGATTTAAAGATCTTCCATCCATTCGGCGGTCGGTTCGAAAACCATGTCAATGACGAAGATTTCCATCCCGTCTTCCAGCGTTATTTTATGGTGGTTGAAATCAATCCAGTAAATATCGCCGTTGCAGGATGACCAGCACACCGTTTCTCCCAGTTCGGTTTTTTCAAGCCCAAGGAACTCATAGAAGTCGTTCAACGGGATTACACCTTGGAACATGAAATTACGATTCAAATGGTATTCCGCCTCTATGACCTTGGCGATGGTTGTCTCAAAATACCTCTGGGAAAAGCTGTCGTAGAAAGTACGAATTATCTCGGGTTCCATGCCTTCACCAAAGTCGAGACTAGAACTGCTGATAAAGCTTGGCGATGAAATATAAACGTCATTACACTTTTCGCTCACGATGGAGTCCACAATCGCGTTATGCGCCTCTTCTCCGTAAAGCTCTTTCAGCTTGTCCTTATATTCCTTATAGGACTGGTTGATAAGAGCGTAGGCGCTTGTCAGGGCAGCCTGTTTTCTGCTATTAAGCGCGTTGGCTCCCATAATACAGGCTATCGTGGAAAGGCCAAAAGCAGCAGTCGGAATATAACATTTCCACGCCGACATAAACGCCTCTTTTTTAGTGTAGACGTATGGATCTCCATCGTGATTTTTTCTGCTGTCCGCTTTGACAAGTTCTATAGCTTTTGGAGTAGCTTTAACAGCCGTAACAACAGTTACGATTACTCCGACGGACGCTACGCACGATAAAGCAACAGGAGAATATTTTTTTAAATATAGTCCCGACTTGTGCAGCGCCCTTTGAATAACAGGGGTTTTGTTCATGTTTTTCTCCTTTCTTTTAGATTGGTATAATTGCTAACGGATTCAGAACGACGATAGAATCGCAATCCCACCCATACAAACCGAAATACATGTCATCAGCTTTTTGCTCATTATATTCGTTTCCATACCAACAAAGCTCGATAGCATCGTAACCTTGTCTAACACATTCTTCAAAATCAATAACGGTACCACAAAAAATCGATATGCTGCTTTTAATGGTGGGAAGACAACGCAAATCTTTCATATTATGGATAACAGCTACTTTTGCATTATCATGTAGTCGAAATTTAAAAGAATTATGCTCATCGCAGTCTCTAAATTCCTCTTGTTCGCACCACGTTTTCCAACCAAAAGTCGAGTTTTGGCGAGAAGCCCAAAGACCTCCATGTGGTTTGCTCCAGTTAGCATCGTTTCTTATCGGAAAGCCTTTTGAAGAATCAAAAACAGTAGAACCATAATGAACGTAAATAATTTCTTCCACGAGATACTCGCCATAATCCTTCACCATTTCGATTGCCGTATAGTAACCACCTAACAAGTCTCACACCTCCTTTCGTTCATCTCATAGCTCTCAGCAAATCCAGGATATCTACAGCCATGTTACCAGCCGATTTAAATATTTGGCTTGTTCTCGGATTTACTTTTGAGTAAGCAAACATTTTCACCATGAATTCGTGGGCGAGTTCACAGAATTCATCGATTGATCCCGATGTTCTCGGATATATTCTTTCGGCGATAAAATCTCTGAGCTCGTCGACAGCCCATTGTGAATAACTGCTTTTCTTGAATTCCTCCGTCCATTTTCCAAACAGAGGAGGCATCCAAGCATCCATGTGATACATGTCATACAAAATTAGTTCAAGCTGATCGATGCTCATTGTCTTCTCCTTTCGTGAAAAAAAAATTAAAAGAGAAAGATGTAAGCCAAGCATAAACTTACTATTATGGCAACCTCAACTATCCTAATCAGTTGCTCTCTTTCCCTCATAATAATCGTTGTATTTTTCGCGCGGCAAAAGAAAAGAGCCATTGTTAGCGGCCCTTCTCCTTACAAACCAATGTTCTTTAGGATTTTCATAAGTTCGTCTTTTTCAAGTCCAGCGTCTACATCCAGATGGACATGTGTCTTTCCGTCGATAACCGTTGCGTTTGCTTCGTTCAATTTAAGCTCTACATCGTACCCAAATTTCTTTCGGATTAACAAAGCTATCAACTTTGACAGAATGCCAGTCGTGAATTTCGACCCTATTTTCATTTCATCCATACTCCTTTTACTCCTTTCAAATATCCATTGATTTCCGTAAAAGAAGATGCGATTTTTGCGCAAAAAAGAAAGAGCCGTTGCTAGCGGCCCAATTTTCTTTAATCTCCAAAAAGTTTTTTGACTTCATCAGAAGCGAATCCTCCAAAGTATGACGCTTTGATAGCACCCATACAATGTTTTTTGTTCGTCTGTTCAGCTTTGTCATCGGATATCAGTCCTAGACATTGTCTGATATTACAAACCTCAATCATATTGACATGGTACTTAAATAAAAGTTTATAAATTGGATTTCCGTTCTTCATAAAGCGCTACCTCCTTTTCATAATACGACTTGTAAAAAATGCGCAGATTAAATCTCCCGTCTGTCAAAGACTGTTTCCCATCGTTCCCGTTTGATAGGTTTCATTTTCAGCGCCCACATAATTTGACGGACAGTAACGGTGGGATAGAGGCCGTCCGTACAAGCTCCGGAACGGGCGTCAAAGTATTCCCGAAAATCGGGGTGCAAATATAAAGCGTCGGTAATCCACGGGTCAACCTCGCTCCACCATGTACTCTTGGTTTTCTCGTCAAACCTCTGCTGTATCACAGCCAATCCTTTTTCACCGATTTTGTATAACGTGCAACTGTTATAAACAGGGTGATCGCAAATATAACGGTTTCCATACATAGACAGATAGATTTCCGGTTTATCAAAATGGTATCTCATATACACCACCAAAAAGAAAAGAGAAAGAGCCCTCGTCAGGACCCTCTCCCTTTTGCTAATAATCTTATTTAATCTTCGTCAAATTCTCTGCAAACTTCTTCTCTGGTAGGATACAGAGCTTCATATTCCTCGTCATCTTCCATTCCGTACCGTTCCAATTCTATGGAATGGCCGCATTCGAGGCATACTAATATATCTTCCCATTCATCCTCGAACTGCATTCTTGCTCCGCATTTACTGCAAATATACCTTCCAGTAAGTAATACGTCCTTTTGCGCGTCGTTAAAAAAGCTCATTGCAAATTACCTCCTTGATACTGTGTGGCAATCTTAAGTATAACCGCCACCCTTGAATTATCAAGAGATAAAAAGCACTTTTACATCTCTCATAATAGCGGATGCGATTTTAACGGAGAAAAACGAAGAGGCCGTGTAATATCCACGAACTCCTCGTTTCGGAACCATTTTACTTCTTGGTTGGTTTAAAACGGCTAAACAAACCTCTGAATGTCGTAGAGGTATAAGTTCCTTTCTCTTCGAACTTGAATCCCTTTCGCATCCAGAATGCGTAGAACATCAACGGCAGCACAAGCTCGGCGGCTGCAATACCAATTTTGACATACCGATCTTTGACATTCTCTTCAATCTGAGCAACCTTAAAACCCTCATCGCTTTTACGATTCTGAGTTTTATCCAGATACTCCATTGAAGTTTTGTCTTCATCAAACTTCACCTTGTAAAGTTTCGCCAAGCTTTCCACTGCTGTAGAGTGTTTTTCGCTTCCTGGTTCGAGAGAAGCTAAGTTTTCGATTTCGTTCTTGATTTCCTCTTCCAACAAATTTTTAATTTCTTCGCCCATTTTGCATTTCTCCTTTCGTTTACTGGGTTCCATAAAAGAAAGTGTTATTTGTGCGGAATGAAGTCTTTAGCCTTGACTCTCAGCACGACATACTTCTTTGAAACTACAGATTCAATCCGTTTAGATAGTTCCAAAAATAAAAAAGGACCATCCGGATCTGAATGGTCGACTCGAAGTGTTCCGACTAAGAAAAGCCGAAATACGATACCTGTAAAAATAGCGCCTACCAAAACGCCGAGAGTAAAGATGATTGCCAAATTCATATGTGTCCTCCCTTTAAAATGTTTTCCAAATTTTCAACCCTGGGAATTTTTCAGATATCAATTTAACATGTTTTTCCGTCACCTGCGTACTGAATTCTAATCTAGGATAAAAAGAAAGAGCCGTTGTTAGCGGCTCAATCTTGATGATTTGTGAAAAATATCAATACGAATTTTTCCACAAGAATCGCACGGTACAACAGAAATTTTAGGTTCACCATCTCGCTCAAATATCCAGCACACATTTTCCTTATACGGATTCCATCTAAGCCCCAAAAGCTCATATATTGTATTAAGATATATGTAGCCTTGATGCTTATATAGTTTCTTAATGTACTCATGCTGAGTTTTCACAAGCAATCTGTTAAACTCAAAATTCTCGTCTACCCATTTTGAACTATTCTTGTCGAATCTAATTGTGATTTGCATACGATCACACTCCTTTCATAAAGGAGCTTGTTATTCTTGCGAACTCTCATAGACGATTTTCTTCCGCAAATCCGACCAGGTTATGTAACGCTCTTTTCGGCACACCGGACAATAAAACTTACTTACCTTACCGCCTATGTCCGTCAGTTCGCTGCTTTCCGCCTCAAGCCTGCTCTGGCAGTTCGGGCAATTGAACCGATAGACCTTCTTAACAGCCACATCTACAATCTTCATGCCATCACCCTCTTTCTTGGCTGAGCAGCCAGAAGAACCGTCTGTACAAGTTGTAATAAGTATCCTTGCAGCATGGGATAGAAAATTTAACCCTCATGTAATCATAGGAATCCCCCTCCGTTACACCTTTCAAAATATAACAGTAAAGTTCTTCGTCTGCTTCTTTGGCCATCCGTTCGACCATGTCCATCCGATTCGAGTAAAACAGCCTTGCCATCGCGCATTTAGCAACCGGATCGCTGATGTTATTTGTCCTGCTCGGCGGTATCAATTTCGGCCAACTGCTCGGAAACCCATCCAGCATGGCATACGATTTCCGCCATATCGGATACTGTAGACAGAAATGCTTCAACTCGTAATACCGGTGTTTTTCAATCCAGTATTGGTTTTTCTCAGATACTTCAGGTCTTATCGTTGTGCTCATACCCGTTCACCTCGCCAGACATAACCCGTTTCCTGCCATAGTAACTTTGGAGAGATGTAAAAGTTGATTCGTCCGTATTTCGAATTCATCTCTTCCAGATTGGTGATAAGTTTTCCGTTCCTGGTTGCTTTACCGATGGGCAGCCACCCCGATATAATGCCGGCTCGAATCCATGAAGCGTCTTTCCCATAAACCCTCGCCGCTACAGCTACCGGTACTGAACCAGATGCAAATATAACTTCATCCATTGGCTTTTGCCTCCTTTCAACTGCTATTCTAGGTTAGAAACAGCTTCTAGTAAAAACAACTTAGGTGGAGACAGCCGCCATCGGATCATCGTCATTTCACAAGGGTAATCTTCAAAGCCAAGCGTTTCGCAGGTAATAAACCCTTCCAAAACACCGATGATGATTTCTGCTTCGTACTGCTTGTATGGAAATATAAAGTCCGGAAGTTCCCGATGCATAGCGCTGCATTTTTGGCATCGGAACCTTCGAATATCTACTTTGTTCTTGACCCCGTATTTCGTCCGTACAATTCTTTTCACGGTGTCGTAATATTTCAACTGTCCGCCGCATTTGGGGCAGGTTGATTTGCTGTCACTAATCATATCTCATCTTTTCCTCCAATCGCAGCAAAAAAGTTTTGTGTAGGAGTTGACAATTCCTATACTTATGATATATGATTACTAATAGCAAATCAATGGAAAGGTGGTCTCTATGCTTATAAAATGTCCGGAGTGCGAATTGCAAGTAAGTGATAAAGCAGTTTCCTGTCCGCATTGCGGATACCCGATACAGTCGAGCACTAAATCAAGAAAGCCTCGAAACAAAAACAACAAGCGACGCCGTTTACCAAACGGGTTTGGACAGATCAGCGAGATTAAAAATCGAAATCTCCGCAATCCTTTCAGGGCGATGGTAAGCGTAGGAAAAGCAGAAAACGGACGGCCGATATGCAAACCTCTGAAGCCGGAATCATATTTTCCTACTTACAATGACGCCTATGCTGCACTCGTGGAATATAACAAGAATCCATATGATCTTGAACCGTCTCTCACTGTCAAAGAGCTGTATGAGAGATGGAAACCGGAATATCTGAAAACTCTGAAGAATAAAGCAAGCGGCAAAGTTGTTGAATTAGCCTGGGGGTATTGTTCGTTCGTATACAATATGAGAGTAATTGATGTTCGAGCACGCCATATAAAAGGCTGTATGGAAGAAGGGGTATCTGTAGTACGAGGAAAAGAACAAACGCCAAGCGCATCAATGAAGAACAAGATCAAGTCTTTATTTAATTTAATGCTCGATTACGCTCTGGAGTATGAATTGGTAGATCGCAATTATTCAAGAACGTTCAATCTCACCGAGGAAACTATCAAAGAAATCGTAACGGTAAAGAAAGAGCACATACCGTTTACACAAGAAGAGATGGATTTGCTCTGGCAGCATGTAAATGATAAAATGTATGTGGATGTTATCTTGATTCAGTGTTATTCTGGATGGAGACCTCAGGAAATTGGTTTGTTGGAATTGAACGACGTGGATCTTGAAAATGGTACATTCAGCGGAGGAATGAAAACTGATGTTGGCACCAATCGTGTGGTACCTATTCACTCAAAAATAAGATACTTAGTAGAACGGCACTATAAAGAAGCGCAGAAAGTGGGAAGTATATACCTGTTTAATTGTGCGAACCCTAGTAGCCGTGTTAAGAATACAGCCTTAACCTACAGCAGATACCTAAAAGCATTTGAAATGATTCGGGATGAACTGAAACTTAATCCGGAGCATAGACCTCACGACGGACGCAAGCACTTCGTCACAATGGCTAAAAAATATGGCGTTGACGAATATGCTATCAAATATATAGTCGGTCACAAGATTTCTGACATAACCGAAAAGGTTTATACACAGAGAGAATCTGAATGGCTGAAAGACGAAATAGAAAAAATAAAATAACTTGTAATTTTTGCCTATAACAAAGAAAAACCTCCTCGTGGCTTTGGATGTCTTAATTGGTGTCCTGCCACGAGAAGGTTATTTTTTGTATAGGAATAATCATGCAGGAATAATATAGGAATAATAGATGAATTACCTATATTTTTTAGCTTTTTCTCATATCTAACTGCCTTTAAATCCTCGTATTTATTGAGTATTAGAGGCTGATAAATTTAGAAATGTTTCCATTGTGGAAATAAAAAATAAAACTCCCTGTTTAAACATTCATTTAAACAGAAAGTTTCGTCTATCAATAAGCTTCCGGTATCTTCTACCCTAAACAATTTATGCGGTGTTGTCAATAGGCTGCTTAAACATTATTCATCATCGTCTTTTGTATTCACCCTTTAAAAAATAATGCTGCAATTAAGCCCCTTCAAATAAAAAACCGGCAGACCTTTGACGTCTACCGGTACTGCATGGCTCCCTGTCAACCGCTGCGCGCGGGCGTTCA